TATAGACTGTTAGGATTTCGTTAGGTTCAAAAGTAGACTGACCTTCAGCAGGACCGCCTGTCTTAGTGCCGGAGTTTATATATCTTACGAATAGAGTATTAAGATCTGGTCTAGTAGATTCAAAACCTATAGCAGTTTCAATGATAGACGCTTCTAAAGGCGTGATATTATTGCTATTTTTTATTCTATACCCCTTATAAGATTCTACATTAACAGGCACAGAATCTGTCTGAATATCACGAATCTTAACATATTTCATATCAGAATGATAAGCGATGCTACAGCCGTCAATAATAGTACCTTGCTTGAAGATATTATTTCCGAATCGCTCGATCTGCTTCTGAAGAAGAGTCTGAAGCTGATTTAGTTCCCGTGCCTGAACCGCAACACCTGGACGAAAAAGAATCTTGTAGAAATCTTTTTGTTCGTTATAGTCGTCAAAGTATGGCGAAGTGCTCAGATCTGTCTGAATTGACATTTAACTCAAAACTCCAATATGATTTTTATGGTCTCTGTTTGATCGGTATTACGTGTGATAGGCGATAGATTTTCAATATAGAAAATCTCTCCGCTATCTTTAATAAGTTCTCCATCATATTTATACTGTGGCGTGAAGTAGGCATCACTTATAGTGCCACGTATTGAACCAAGATTAAATTTATTGCTTACATTAGTTACATATACCCGATCTTCCAAACCATTGACGCTTGTTGTAATCGAGTGGAACCTAGCGGATGGTATTAACTCAGAATCTTCATATGTAGTATCCATGTCCTGCTGGATCAGTTCATCTTCTTGAAACAAATTAGGAGATGTTGCTTGCCCTACAAAAGTAGAGAGCTGATTAAACGATGTGAAAGATTCAGCATCACGGCCACTCACAGTAACATATGGTACGGTATTGGAAACTTTCACTGTACTAAAAGAGGTTGTTCCTAATAGTAACTGGCTTGCCTCAAAACCGATTGCCTCTACATTCGTTAGATCAAATGAGGTCGGATTTATCTTTTTTATTGTACCAAAACGAGTACTTTCGATTAGATATATAGCGCAATTAGCTGCTGTAAAAGAAGGAACATCTGCAATTTTCATTGATGTGTCGCTATAGATATCACTAATATTACTTAAAATATTCGAAGAACCATTATTAATAATAACTCGATCATTATATCTAAACCAACTTGTAAATTTAGTATTGGTACCTATAACAGTAGAATCTTGTTGTATTTCTACATTGCCAAAAACTCTAACAGGTTTATAACGATGAATATCTTCACCCTTAATAAACGAACCTTGTATAGTAGTAGTGTCGATACGAATATTTACGTTTGCAAATCTGGGATCTTTTAGTATGCCGATTGTACGGAAATCATTACTGGCGATTAGTGGTGTATTATCGCCTGTAAAGCTCTGAGAAATTCCTACATAATGACCGTTAATTTCATTAGTGAGATTAGAGCCATGCCCTCCAGCAGGAACTGCGATTGCTCTTACCTGTGCTGGAATGGTTACATTAACTGTGCTATCTGTTTTGATTTTAGTGATAACGTTGGTATAGCCAACTCCGGGCTTAATAACTTCTATTCTAGAAATAGAATTACCAGCAGCAGGAGAAATAATAGCTCTAGCATAGCAGGTATCTGTGCTTGTTCCACTTATATCGTAGACAAAAACATTAGGATAAATTTCGTATGTATCACCTGGTCTTACTGTGTTTAAGAAAGGCGAATCTAAGACAACGACCTTTTTTCCATCAGTATTAATATAGTAATCTGTGATAATCTTATGTTCGCCATAAGCAGGACTCTGCGGCTCTGTGACCATCAACATACAATCTTTATAGAAACCACCTCTACTAGAAGCACTATAGTCTAGACCATATTGAAGAACATTATTGTTGATTGCGATATCACTATATTGCGGAAACGCTCCAGAGGTATAATTATCATAACCGTAACCCTGTGTTTCTAGTTTAATAACATCGATAGTGCCAGGGATAGCTGCTGCAGTAACAACTGGATTTGGAATAATAGGGATAAATGCAGCTGTGCCGAATCTGCGCATATAATATTCGGTTACCGAATACATATATTTCCACACATAGCCATCTTGTAGATATTCTGTAGGTGTGACATCATATCCGAAAGGCTCTTGTGTCGAAGGCGCTCCATTATTATTAGATAAGCATTTATAGATGTTATAATCAGTGCCTACTTTAACAGTGACATAGAATTTCTCATCTCTTAAATCGACACTATCATCATACATAGTATATACTGTACCAGACGACCAGGTATAACGTTTAGCCATCATGTAGATATCATCTTGCTTAATACGCTTTCCAAAAAGCATATCGTTATAGATATCCAATTCTGTTTTAACATTATCTAAAGGGTTAGGAACGTTCAAATCGCCGCCAGAGTACGGAGTGTGCTTTGCTGCAAAAATATAGTAAGAAGAATTACTCTGCACTGAACGCAAGAACGATTCAGCAGTTTCTACCTTTAGCTTATTAGTAACTGTGTAGTATGTGCTCATAACTTATGGGTGTTCCTATTTTAATATATTTATAGTGATTATTAATCACGGATTTCTATATTAACCTTCTTACGATCAGCGATATCAACAACATAACGATCCTGAATAACGAATGCTGAAGAGTTAGCAATTTCTACTTCAGTATTAGCTAAGCTAATATAACCATCAACAGCATCCGGTACTAGTTTAGCAACCGTGTCTATTAATACATTGCCAAAGAATCTAGTGCCTGCGGTGTGCATAACTTTCTTAAACATTTCAGAATACTTATCTAAAGGTATTCTAGAGGTAATATCATATGAGTACTCTTGATAATAGTCGCCGTCATGTACTTTAGATACATCACTCACAAAACCTTTAGACGTTCTATAATAACCAGTTCCAACACCTACCCCTGCGTCTATTGCAGTTGCAGTACCAGAACGCAAACCATCAGAGGACACATATGTTAATTCTTGATCAGTTCTGTAACCAAAGCCGGAATCGATAACTTGAATACCCGTTACTGTACCATCCGCGGTTATAGCATCTGCTAAAATATTTGCGTTGAGACCGATAGGTCGCGTAGTATCATCTGGTGCAATATTTATTAATTTAGCAGTAGATCCAGTCTGTTCGCCGTATATAAGAGAATTGGTTACAAACTCATTTTCAAACTGTATTCTCTTTACATAAATTTCTCTATTCGAAAATCCTTTGATAATACCTTTAGCAATTGTATTAGATGTGTACGCATTACTACTTAGAATAGAAGTTGTACCTGTAGCGATATATCTCTGTATAGTAGTAGGGGTTGTAATACTTCTAGTTAACTTGCTAACAGTTAATGTATTATTAGCGGTATCTATAGACAACAATGTACCATTAGCTGTATAGCTGCTTGTGTTAGATATGATAAGTTTTTCATTCTTTTGGAATGGCGAAGTATTAGCAACAGTCAATTTTAAATAAGATTTTTCAACTTGCTGAGTGACAAGCTCTCCTGCTACAAATGAACTAGTCCCGTCTTGAATAGACATGATATAGTCTTTGCGCTGATAACCAGTGATATAGGGTTGATATGTATATGTGACCGGATCTTTAGTATAGTTAGTACCTGGATTAATGCCTGTTAATGTATTAATAGAGCCTATGTTAAAATCTTTAAATTCTAAGGCTTTAAAAATAATCGTATTTAATCCTGCAGAGGGATCTTTAGTAAATCCATAAGTTCCGCTATTGATATAGTTATTTAATAAAGATGTATTAGCTAATTGATCTACATTAAGGCTAACTGTTTCTGTATCTGTTAACGCGCCAATCTTAAAAGCGGCTCCGGAACCTACAGATGCAAAATTAATATCTGCAACAATACCTGAAGTATTAGAGTATAAGCCTGGTAGGTTTGTATCTAAGAATGTACCTTGTGTGTTTGCTACAGCAATTTCTAAAGTAATATCTTGGAACTCGGCATATGTACTTGTATCTTTTACATATAAGTTTTTATTTTTAAAAAATATTCCACTAATATTAGTGATATCAATATATCCGCCATCTAATTTAAGATCTCTATTATTAGAAATAATTCCGCTTCCAACAATATTATTAGTATCATCTAATTGATATACGAATCCGCCTACACTAAAATCTGTAATATTACCTACAGGTATACCTAGTTTAATAATACCCGAATTGGAAATATAAATGACTTCTCCTAGAGTTGTGTTGGCGGTAGCAGGTCCGCTAACTCTAAAAGTCTGAGCTGGATCCGATACTAGTTTAATATTGTCGCCGTAATTAATCGGTATATTTTTACTATAAGCAAATACTTTAATAGTGTTGTTTACAGAATCTATACCTACGATTTTATAGTTTAATATATCATCATTTACATAGATCTGAGAACCGAGAGTAAATTTACTATTTAAAGTACCTGGATAAGGAACTGTGTAAATAGTTTGTACTACAGGCTCTAATAATTGAAAGTAGTTTTCTGGATATTTAAGAACGGGGAGAACTGCGGCTGTAGTCCCACTCGAGGGACCTCCGGTAGAATTCGTGATAGTTATTTCGTTTCGAACTGAAGGAAAGAAACCACTGCCTTTGTTAGTTACTACTGTTTTCTTTATAGTCCCTGCGGAGTCTGTTATGATTTTAGCTGTAGCTTTATTATATAGACTTGTAAACTGGATAAGATCTGTGTTGGTATATCCTGTTCCTCCGTTATTAATAACGACATTAGACACATAAGGTCCAACATTTATATTCGAAAGAGTTAGAAACTTATCTGAGGTTTTTGTTTGAGAGTGGTATTGATCGGAATCGATCGAATTAACAGTATAACCATAGCCAGAATCAATTATGGAGAAATATACCTTACCAGTACCAGGTTCTACTGAAGACACTCTGCCGAGTGCTCCAGATCCAGTTACAGAAGTTAGATCAACAACATCGCCTACACTAAAGTATTCTGATTTATTCAATATACGAGTTTCAGATAAAGAACCTATAACTCTAGGAGAGTCAGCGAATAGTCCAGCACTACTTTTTAAAATTTCATTAACAGAAAATGTGCCTTTGACAGAAGAAACATATAGAATATGAGAAATACTATTTTTAATATATCTCTTAACGTATCGTTCAACAAACGCGGTGGCACCGGAGGTAACACCAGAGATTTGTTTACCTACAAGAGAGATAGCTCTATCTACAGAACTACTATTGATCTCTATGTATTGGGGCTTGTACCATTCAGCATCAGATAGGCGAAACAAATCGTCACCGGGATATAGTGTTTGAGCACTAACACCATAGACCAATCTAAAGAATAGGTCTATAGATCTCTCTGTACCCTTAGAACGATAAAGATCTAACGAATTCTTAACTAGCAGTTGTTGGTTAGACTGAATATCAAACTCGATATTCTTAAGATACTTTTCTTTAAACTGTACAACAAACAAATCAATAGTTTTATCAATATCTCTAATATTAGGCAAGTTGCGAGAAAAGAATATAGGTCCTAGTCTCTTAGTGGTACCACCCTTTGTAATATATGTACTATATGTAACTCCAGCACTATCTGTAGATGAGATAGGTATAAATTCTGAGCAAACATTAAAACATTTGAATGTTTCTAGGCCTGTTACATTAACGAGTAAACTTTTATCAACGAATGCAATAATCTGTCCAGTAACAGTGCCTTGTTGAATAGTCTGACCTACATTAAAACCGGTGTTATCGATTAGATCTATTAACTGAAAGTTCTGCTCGAGCCATTCATAATAGGCTTCAATAAAGGTGATAAAGTTCTGTCCCTCTTCCTGATAGAAAGATGGAAACATGTTTGAAATTAACGGAGAAATCTTCTGTTCAATATTTCTCATTTATTATGACCTAACAGGTTCTACAGTGATTTTAATATCTTCTTCTACAATATTTAATATGACATTATTGATAGTCGAAATGTCTTTGTAACGAGGTATAGCAGAGAACTTAATACTATTGTTGAAATAACTATCTATCTTAAAGTTAGAGAACTGCAATAGACCAGTATCATAATTAACTTTACCAACAGTATCTATAACTGCATTTGTGATAGCAGAAATAACCACTAAATTACCTTTAGCATCATCTTCGATATATGCCTTAATGCCTTTGTACATAATAAATGACGAAGAAATACATGAGCTTATTAAGCTATTTAAAGGTATATTATAAGATACGTCAAAAGTTAAGAACTTGCCCAACTCAGGGTTAAGTTTTTTAATAACAGAAATTTCTGTCTCGTTAGAAATAATAGACTGCTGAGAGTTATCAATCGCGTGTATTAATTTAGAGTAACGGAGAATTCTGTTAAAATTATTGAGATTGTCTTGTGCGTATTTGGTGATAGCCGAAGTTGTAATAGTTTTAACATCGTCTAGGGTAAGTCTAGTTACATTAACGTTATAACGAATTGTTGATGTAACACCTAGATAAGTATACTCTGGGTCTACAAAGACAGGATCAATAGAAACAGGAGAGCGTGGTTTTAAGAAACGATAATACTCGTCTCTTTTAACTGTTGGAACATAGTCTACTTCGTTTAGATCTACAGCAACAAACACCTTACCAAACTGAGGAGGATTTAGGTTCTCGCCACCATAAGCAGTAACTGCATTAATCTCTGGAAAGTTTAACTTGAGTAGTGTTTCATAATCCTCAGTAGTAATAGCTCGCTCTTGTGTAGTAAAATGTCTAGGCGCATTATACTTAATAGATTCCGTGCTCTCAGAAATAGAGCCTCCAGCTGCTACAGTGTTAACATAAACAGAGACATTAGATTCCCCATCTAACTGTGAATCTGGTTTAAAGGTATTACAACCGTTTGGTAGTTCACCGTTAGATACCCGGTATTCGATATTAACAATAGAGTTGTCTTTTGGACGTCTGCCTGTAACGCCATCTCCAAAGATAATTTCGTAACTATTGCCTTCTCCACCTTGTACAAAGAATACTTGAGAAGTGCTAGTTAGATCGAACAAAGAAGTAGCTCGTGTATATGTAAGTGAAGTAGCACCTACATCTTCGATAACTGTAACTGCGATACTAGAAATATCTACGTTTCTATTAGAAATAGTCATTCTTGGCGGCGAAGCAATATTGTATGTAAAGGTATCGCTTAAGAAATAACCCTCGTATAGACTAACGTTATTTCCTATAAAGGTAACCTGTGTACCTGCAGAATTTAATGTAAAATCTGATACAACAACGGTTTCAGCAGTAGAAAAAGTATATGTTGTAGATGCGAAGTTAGATGTAAAGGTAGTGCCTTTAGGGATAACAATAGATCTCTTCAGAGGATTTGAAGAAACGATAGTAAGGTTTACATTAGCAACAGCAGATGTAAATGAACGAGGTGTATAGTTTAATTCTTTAGCATGTGATACAACAGAGTCTCTTAACTGTGCAGAGTCCAAGAACATCTCGTTGCCTATCATATTTAGATAGAAGGCGTTATGATACGTATTATATGACAGAATGTCAAGTAATACATTCATATTAGATCCTTCAAAGTCATAATCGTTAAATCTGTCTTGAGATTTAAGATATGCTTTGAATGTATTTTTTAAGGTATCAAAGTCCAGGTTAGTAAGGATGATACTTGAATTTGCAGCCATTATCTTACTCTATCTAAGGTAACATCGACAGTTACGGGTTCTTGTTTATTTATAACCATAAAAACGACCTTGACCTGATACAAATTGTTGTCGTAATCTGGTACTGCCTGTATATTTAATATTTTAGCTCTCGGCTCATAATTTTCTAGGGTCTGACGAATGAAGGATATAATAAGTTGCGCTGTGTCTGAGCCCATTGGCTCGAACAGTAGACTCCTAATATTAGAACCTAGATCTGGCTGAAAAAATCTTTCCCGACGATTAGTTAGCATTAGGTTGCGAATGGATTTAGCAACTGCTTGCTCGTTAACGTATTTTACGATGTCTTTCGCAACAGGGTGTGGATTAAGATTAGATAAAAAGTCACTATAGATTTGTGTCTTTCTATCTTGCTGTGTAAATCTATCTGCTCTTGAAACTGACATTTGTTTTCTCTTTAGATTGTTACAGTTGCGGTTGCGTTAGAGTTTGCTGCTAATACGTATTTAGAAGTGCTTACAGTTACCTTACATTTAATTGTGCCTCCAATATCAGCGGATACACATTTGTATGTGTTATTGGAAGAATTAGTCTGAACAATAGTTGAATCGCTGCGGTACCATTCGTAATAGTACAACATAGGTGTTACCCCTGTCCATGTACCTGTCGAACAAGTGAGTAGCTGATTATTAGCCGCAGTGCCAGTAATAACAGGCTTATTAGCTTCAGGTACACCATATGTTACAGGCGCAGTATCCGCTGACTGAGCTATTTCTGCATTTAAGTGATTGCCTGCAATAATAACACAATGCAGTGTCTGCTCTAAATCTTCGATAACGGGGGTGTATGAGAAAGTATTCGCACCTTTAATTTCAAGTCCTCCTCTATACCACTGTGCTTCGTATTGGAAAGCCGCGTTGTTAGTAACTCCATTAGAGGACCAGGTTCCATTAGAGCATAACAGTACAGAACCTACAATCGGATTCCCTGTAATAGTAGGAATTGTAACGAGGTCTGGTGGAGGTTGTTTGAATACTGCTGAGATATCCTGGAAATATTGCGTAGCCGTATTACTACTAACACTCTCTAAGAAAGCAGCAGTAGAAGACGTATTAATAGCTGGTGGAATACCTGTTAGATCTTGTAATGCTGCCTGATGACCCCCTACTAGATTACCTGCAGATGTAAGGAAACTCTCAGCTGAAGTTTTAATATTTTTGAAATCTCCTATAGTATCTTCTATTGTTTTTACAGCATTAATAACGTCAACAACATTCAATCCAACTTCTTCAAGTCCATCACAGATAGCATCGGATATTTCTTGTGCAATCTTTGTAATAGCTCGGTCGTATACTTTATCGAGTTCATCTAAAGCAAAGTTCTTTACCAGATTTCGAGTACTAATAGCACATGCTTTTAATTTAGGTTCGATCTGCTTTACTACTTTAATTAAATCATTAAGTGCATTTATCAGCTGTAAAACTTTTTTAATTTCTCTGAGCGCAGCTTGAAGATCCGGTAGAATACGCCCTACGGTTGCTTTCTTAATGTACTTAGGTAGTTTAAACGGATTAAGAGGAACGCTAGCAAGAGGTAAAATACTATCTAACTGATGCTGAATAGAATCTTTAATATTGTCTATTTCAATACCTATTTTACTTAGAGCTTTCTTAGCTTCACGCTGTAATTCAGAACACTCTGTAGCGTTACTAATTTTTTCAGTAGCACTTTTAACAAAAGCAACAATGGAATCTAGTTCAGACTCCTTATCGATTCTTTTTTCTAACTTAGCACGGCAACCTGCATCACTAACAACAGGAGGCATCATAAGTTTTGCCAGGTCTACTTGTGTATTTACCTCAATAGGTGGTGCGTTTAGAATACTATCAGACAAGATGTGATTGATTTGGATTATATCGTCTGCCATCTCTTTACGCCTTTATAATATCTACACAAATACCATCTTCAAATACTAGCGTATTGCCGTTAGAAATAAAACGTCCAGTACCTTTTGCAGCATTGCCTATAGTTGCTTTACCCGCTGTAGAGAAACTACCAGACGTAACAGAGAAACCAGTCTTGCTAGTAGCTGTAATACTTCCTGCTGAAGATTGCCTAATACCCTTTTTACCCATTAGTTCAATAGCACCGCGTGTAGCCAAAACAATATCTTCCTCTGCCGCAATCTGCACACCTTTATTAACAGTAGCGTTTAAATTGCCGCCTACTTCTAATCTACAATCTCCAGTAACAGAGATAGTCTTTATACCGCCAGTAATATCAAAACTATCCGTAGGTGTCTTAACAACTAATTTGCCGTCTTTGTCAATTTCAATATACGCACCTTTTCTATGATAGATGTGTATGCGTTCGGCTCCTTCAGTGTCGTCTAGTTCAATTACGTGACCCGACTTAGTAGTAATAACACGATTGTGTGGGTACTCTGCCTGGTAAGGAGAATCTGGTTCTACGGATCCTATCTTTTCTTTTTTAATAATATTTTCACCACGAGCTAGCAGTGAAAGAGAGTGCTTAGAAGATCCATCGTCATCGTCTGGATTAAATAAGTGTGTACCAAAAATAACTGGCTGCTGTTTATTGTATCCATCCACCCAGAAACCTACAACATGAGTATTAATAGAGACACTAGGAGTATCGCCTACACCACCCAAAGAAGCACTAGTAGTAGGCATCATAAATGAAGCCCATGGTAAAATATCTGGATCAACATCATTAAGATGTTGCCCGATAATTTGTATTTTAACTCTACCGAGTTTCTTTGGATCGCCGTCAATCTTTTTAACAATACCAACGAACCAGTGAAAACCTTCACGTCCCATTTGTTGAGCTATACCCATTACCATATTTCTCCTGAAGGTGTCGAGCCTCTAATAAGTTCAAGCGACATATTATACTGCGGACGATCCTGATTTAAAATGCAATGTCTAACTTTAGATACTAGATACTTTCCTGTGTCTATTCTATCGAGACCTGAAGTATTGTCGAACGAAGTTACATCTGCAAAATTACACTTAATCATATCGCCTACAGTAATATCCGAATCCCCATATACATATATTTGTACAATATGTTTAGCTAACACTTCTATATACTGTTTTAAAATACCAATTTTCTGAGCAATAGAATATGGATTTTTACTATCCATAGTAGGAATGACTGACATAATTGTGCCAGGTGATGCTCCATAACTATTTTGAAAACTAGGCGATACAGTAGAACCTACTGGATTCTCTGCTAGTTTTACATTATTTAATAGATTGCCGTGTGTAGTCGTTACTTCGTCTAAAGAGCCTTTAGACCAATCATAATTAACACCCACATTGTTAAGACCGCCAGCTAGTGTTTGATTAACCGTGCCACCGTTAACTAATTTATTATATGCGATAATGTTACGAACATTAACGTCTCTAATATCTTCTTTACGTATAGTATCAGTAAAGAACTCTTTGTCTGATAGATTTTGATCTATTGTTTTAGCACCATCATCCATTAATTTTTCTATTGTAACAAAATTAAATCCATTCTTGTTTTCAAAGAATGTGTATGAGTGTGTTTTATAGACGCCAGAAAAAGAATAGTGTTTAAGATGATCTATAGCAACAAAAGGACGCTCCATAGAGATCAGATCTATCTGTGTATCTAATCCAACCGTAGGCTCGATTGTAATAGTCTTAGGTGTGTGTATGTACTTCTCTAATATTTCACGGACAACATCGCTATAATTCCTATCTCTAACCGGTATAGCTTGAATAGGGAAGTTATTAAGATATTCTGCTGAAGAACACCTAAGTGTATATGTTACTACTTTATTAGTAGCGCCTACAGGCATTTCATCTGCTAGCTCATTCACACGTAAATAATAGAAACACTCTTTACCTACAGCACCAGGTGTGTTATATTTAATAGTGATAAACTCTTCACCCTTTAAGCCAAAGTTAGCACGCATGTTAGATGCGTCGGCAATGAGAAAATCTGCAAATATAATAGGAGAAAACATAGACTCGTATATGTCTATTCGTTTTGCCTGGTTAATTAAGTTATATGTCTTGTCGCCAGTTGTGCTATGTAATACGATTTCTTGTATATTGATATCCCCAGGGATATTGTCACGTATATCGCCGCCTTTATTAGACTGCATACTCTCATCGACACGTTTGTAGATGTTCTTCTCTACATTAGCTAGAATATCTTGACCTACTCCACGTAAGAAACTTTTAAGATTAAAAGACATTATGTATTCATTAGCCTCTTTATTTCTGACTCAACTTGTTTCTTATACGATGCATCGATTAACGAAATCTCTTTCTTAATTTCGTTTAGCTCTTGTTCGTAATCAAAGAAAGATACACCGGTCCAGAACATTGTTTCGTCTAAGGGTATATTATAAACAGGAGCTGCAACTGCATATACTGTTGCTGTAACACCAGAATCGACACCAGTAATAATATTGCCTATAGCAAAGGAACCAGTTACATGCTGTACACTTATTTGAGTAGTTCCATTATTTGTACAGAAACCATAATTAGTACCGTTAACTTGAATCTCTTCGCCTAAAATGAAAGTACCTGTAATATTAGTAATAGACATAGTTACGATTCTATTAGTTGATCTAGTATCATCAAATTGTTTGCGTCTATAAGAGTGTACGGCATAATCGTTATTTAAAACAGGAACATAATATTTTTTATAGTTACCAGGTAGAGTTTCATATTGTGACGGAGACAATCTCTCTTCAGCATAGTCTGACCAGTTATTACGATAAAAGGCAACACCTCTAGCAGCCTTTTCAATAGATCCATATTTAGATAATATATGTCCATATAGATCGTCTTCTGTTATAGCCATATCATAATAAGGATCTATAACATTATTAGAAAAATGCACTAGCCATTCATAACCAGAATCATCATAATAGTCATATGATAATAGATCTGGTCTATCCGTTTCTTTCATAGTATATGGCAAGAATAGTGTACGTTCGCGTTTGACTCTATCAGAGAACTTTGCTCTGGCAAGCAGATTCTTAGCAGGAACACCATTATATGTTATAGTTGGTATCTTGTTAAAATAGTTCATGTTCTCGTTTCTTACTTATATGAAAATGTTTAGACGGATGCTATTTTTGACCGATTACAACAGGTACTTGGCCAATAACTTCGCCGTGTCTACAATGGTATTAGTAACTGCACTCGTAACTTCTTCAGCAACTGTTCCAAGTAGTGTCGTATCTGCAAATTTGCCTTCCCAATCTCCAGACAACATGTATTCGATTTCTTTAAAATTAATAGATATAGAAACAGCTACAGGACGATACTTAGTTTTAGTTTCCGCATCTTCTTTAAAAAATGCGGGTACATTACTCGGAGCATAGTTAACATTAACTGATTGCATCATGCATTTTTTAATTTTAATAATACTTTCTTCTGTCCATCCCCATTGGTTGTTTATGTCCGAAGAAATTTTTTGCATATCCCATGGAAAGAAATTGAGCTGAACTATTCTAGGATAGTTTAGAATAGCGCCAGAATTTGAAAATGTATTTTCCGGGAGCGCAGCGGCTTTAAGTAACTTAATAACCCTTTGTAGGTTAGCACTTTCTTTTGGATCCTTAGGTGAAAACATCCACGTTAGTGAGAAATCTCTAAGTGAAGAGCCTTGAAATACTACAGTCGGATTTGGGTTAGGAGCAATACCAGAAGCTTGTTGTAATGCTGAAGGTATAATTTTACTGCTTCCTGCCATGTCTATAGCACCTGTAATTGCTTTACCCACAGGGTTGTTCTCAAGTATTTTTCCAGCGATATTACCAGCAAGTGAGGTACCGTTACGTAAAGCAAACGATTCTGCGGCGCCGCCTAAGTCTAGGTTAGCAAGATCCCCAACAGATTCGAAATCCGATCCTGCATAACCTACTGTCGTCGAGTCTGAAAGTTCTGTAGGTAGGGGTAAATTAATAATAGTAACAACGTTGTATTCGCTTACTGTAAACGGACTAGGCCTCTTATATTGTCCGATAGATAATCTGGAGTAGTATTTACCTAACAGAGAACCGTTAATACTTTCTGGAGCCGGAGGTGCGTTATTACTAGCTTTTTGATCATCGGCTGGTTGAGGAAGTGCATTTTCAGCCATGTTATACCACCGTTAGAATTTCAACTTCACCACTATTACGATTTCCTGCAATCTTAGTGGATGGGTTGATTTTAGATAGATATTCTTGTGTAGTGGATAGTCTATTTCTACGTAGATGAGCTATATCAGAAGCACCTGTTCTAGAAGTAGATTTACCCGCGAACGCATAGTATGCATCGGAAGCACCTGATAATAGTTTATCAGTTTGTAATGCTGCAAAAGCCTCTACACTACTATATGAAAGACCTATGTTTAAATAGTTCTCTGCAACAGGTTGTGCTACCTGTTTTGCGTTGGAAGAACTTCCAGATACAGAGTTAGAAATAGCTGACGTAACTAATCTATCGATGGGAGATTGATTAGTACTTTTGACATAATCAGCAGGGTTATTAGATGCCATTTACGTGTCCTTAGGTGGTATAAATATATTTATACTCGTATTCTAACGCAGAATTCTTACTATTATATTTATAACAAACTCAGAGAAATATGGCATATAAAGGAACATTCAAACCAAAGAATCCTCAGAAGTATAGAGGAGATCCAACTAAGATTATTTATCGTAGTAGGTGGGAACTAATGGTTATGCAGAAGTTCGATTCACATCCTGATATACTCGAATGGTCCTCAGAAGAAATTATTATACCTTACATAAGTCCAATAGATAACAGACGACATAGATACTTTCCTGATTTTTATATGAAGAAAAGAAATCCAGACGGTACTATTGAAAATGTAATAATTGAAGTTAAACCGTTTGCACAAACTAAGCCGCCTACAGTACAAAATAAACCTAATAGGCGTTATATAACAGAAGTGCAGACATGGGGTATTAATTCTGCCAAATGGAAAAACGCAGAAGCGTATTGTGAAGATAGAGGTTGGAAGTTTCAGATCATAACTGAAAAAGATCTCGGACTTACTTTTTAAAGGAATTTATTGTTTAATGGCTGGTGTATTTGATACTATTCTAACAAAAGGTGTTCGTGCAGGGCAGATTCCTTCACGTACAGATAGCGCACGTAAATGGTATAGAGATGCTGCTTCTAGTTATGGTAGTGTTAGTGAACAGAAGTTAATGAAAGATGATACTCAGAGATTAACTAATACATTAAAGCCTGGTAATATGTACATGTATGTGTACGATCCTAAGCATAAAGATACTCTGCCATTCTATGATAGATTTCCTTTAATATTTCCCTTTAAAGTAGAGCGTGGTAGATTCTGGGGTATTAACTTACACTACCTGCCTCTAACATATCGTGCTATACTAATGGACGCATTATATGATTTAAAAAACAATACTAGATATGATGAATCTACTAAATTAAAATTAAGTTATGATGCTTTAAACGGTGCTTCACAGTTTGAATATTTTAAACCTTGTGTTAAACAGTATCTTATAAATCACGTACAAACACAATTCTATTATGTTTATCCATCAGAATGGGATATAGCTTTATTTCTGCCTACTGAACGATTTACTAAGGCATCTAAGACTCAGGTATGGGCTAACAGCAAAAAGGTTATAGGTTAAACATGTTTAATATTGAGAAGTTTAACTCAGAGATTTCTACTAAGGGAGTTATGAGATCTAATAGATTCTTAGCTTCTATCACTATACCTAAATATTTAAAAAATGATCCGGGGCTTGCAAAGGCGGATCAAATAACTATACGTTGTGAACAAGCACAGTTGCCTGGCATGGCATTTGCTACAGCAGATAATGTAGGTATTAGACTAGGTTATGGACCAATGGAAGGTGTTCCATATGGTGTTACGTTTGACGATGTTAATCTAGTATTCATTCTAGACGCAGAAGGCAAAGTATACGAATTCTTTTATAAGTGGGTTAATAGTATTGTAGGCTTTGAATCCTTGGGTCAGACCAAGCAATCTTATGAAGTAGGTTATAAGGACTATTACAATGCGGATATAACTATAGACGTATACGACACAACGCAAGATCCAGAATCTGGCAAAAAAGTTTTATCAGTAACAATGTTTAGAGCCTATCCTAAATTTCTACCATCTATAGATTTAAACTGGGGATCCGAATCAGAAATTATCAGATTACCTATTCAGTTTAATTACACAGATTTTAAAATAACATATACGGGAGATGTGAAAACTAAACCTATAAGCTGAATTGCTTCTCCCGGCGGAATAATCGACAACGAACCAAGAATTCCAGGAACTAACCTTCCAGCAATATACTAAAGGATGTATTAATAATGACATTACCTAAAATAGACAAACCACTATTTGATTTGACAGTTCCTTCAACAGGAAAGTCATATAAGTTTAGACCCTTTGTTGTTAGAGAAGAAAAGATTCTTCTTATTGCACAGCAATCCGGTTCTGAGAAAGACATTGTACTGGCTATTAAGCAAGTACTACAGAATTGTATTCAAGATGATAAATTCGATGTTGATACACTAGCAACATTTGATCTAGAATACTTGTTTCTTAAATTAAGAGCACGTTCTGTTAATAACGTTATCGATGTTTCTTATCGGGATATCGAAGATGATAAGGTGTATGACTTTAGCATTGATCTTGAAGAAGTAGAAATGCTTCAGGATAACAAGGTTTCTAATATTATTGAAATTAACGATGCCTTAGGTATTAAGATGAAGTATCCTTCTGTAAGCATTCTTAATAAAGCACCTGAAAACGCAACTCCTACTGATCTTGTAGAGTATCTAGTACGTTCATGTATTGAGTCTGTGTTTGATGTAGAAACAGTATATCCAATTGAAGAACAGACAGTTGAAGAAGTCAATGAATTTCTTGACAGTCTAGATATCAATACATTCAATAAGATTCGAGATTTCTTTAGTAGTATTCCAAAGATGTACTACAAGATCGAATATACTAATTCACTAGGTAATAACCGAGTAATTGAGCTAACTACGCTCAGTGATTTTTTTACCTGGGGCTGAGTTATAATACATTAGCGAATTACTACCAGACAGTATTTTCGTTAGCTCAGCATCACAAATATTCTATATCTGAAATTGAAAACTTGATGCCTTTTGAACGTGAAATATATGTGGAAATGTTAATGGCATTTTTAGAAAAAGAAAAAGAAGCGTTAGAGAAAAGGTAATACTCGTTGGGTATATATGGTAAATTAGCAGGTTTAGCAGGTACCGCACTTCGTGGAGGCAGATCTATTGCCACGAGAACCTCTCGTTTAGGTAAAAGAGCAATGGTGCGTGCTCGTAAGTTTTATCGCAGAAACATTAAAGGTAAGTTCGACTCTTCTTTTAGCATTGGGTTCGGTATGGACCTGGGTGGTAAATTTACTGACAATTTTGGTGCAGTTGGCGCAGCCTTAAAGGAAGGTTCGCAATCTGGAGGAAATGCAGATCTACCTTCTTTAGATACACCAGATACTGTAAACAAAATTAAAGATCCTTCTTTAACCGACATCGACCAACAGTTAAAATCTATTTTAAAGGTTGTGCGCAGTATGGGTCTGTTGACTAAAAAACAACAGGAACTTCTAGTAGCTGAAATACAACAGGCAAAGCGTACCTTCAAAGAAAACACGTTGGAAGCTAAAGATGCTTCACAGATGTCTACTGATGAATTTCAGGGCATGGAAATTCAACCAGCTAACGATGCTCTTGTAAGTCTAACAGAAGCCTTTACAGAATTAACTGATGTAGTTGAACAATTAATATCCGGTCAAGGTGGATCTGGCATAACAGATCTTCCCCATCAAAATAATGATGCTGTAGGTCCTAACGGCCCACAAAGACCTAGCAGATATGGAAAATACATCAAAGGTGCTATAACAGCATTAAAGGTTGGAGGTGTATTAACTGCGGGTACTCTTGCAGCTGCCGCTCCATACGCTTTAGCCTCTGCACAAAAGGCAGTCAATAATACTGAATCTAAAGATAATACTGTACCTGAGTCTACTGTAAGTAAAGAAATTGGCGAGACCATATCAGGAGATAAAATAGGTTCTAGAAAGCAGACAACACAAAACGATGCTATTACTCAAATGGCACGGGATATGCTTGCTAAAACTATTAATAAAAATAATTTAAGCGCTACTGATATACTCACACCGGGTGTTAATCCTACAGTTGCTGCTGAGCATATTGTTAGTGGAGATATTAGTGGTGCTGGTATTAACGCTAGTTCAGGTATGGAGGGTCCTCTTAAAGCAATTCCTTCTCTAGTGGCTGCTATATCCAGAGACTTATACGCTAAGGTATATAATACAACACCAGATAAGGCAGATAGTGATCCTAGACTTAAAGGTATATCTGACATAGTTTCTACCTCTGCCACTAGTTTATTATCAGATGTATTTAGAGTACCAAGTAAACCTTCTCTAACACAACCCGCACCTGCACCAAAGAGTGCTAAGTCAGCACCGACTCCAACTCCAACACCTGCACAAACAACTAACACTGGAGCACCTTCTAGTACCAGTACTCCTGCTGAAAATAATAATGCTGGAGGTAAAACTAGACAAGATGCTACATCAGAAAGTAAACCGGTTGCGTCGGCAGCTAGTTCAGGTACCTCCTCTGCAGCGGCATCCCCAGAAATTAACGGAATGCAAATATCAAATCCAAACACACCTGGTTCGGATATTACAAAAGCTCAGATTGCTCAGACTGCGGCAATGCAAGAACCGTATATGCCTAATTTAGATATGGCCGGTAGACCTAGAGTGCCTTCCTTTATACCTACTAACAGACCTGGCTTTGTTGGAATGGGAGATGTTCCGGATCCAAACTATCCTATGAGCGATTTCAATATTTCTGTATTGTATTATTGAGGTAATAGGCAATGGATAGCAAATATAAAGTTATTTTTGAAGGTCTTGAAGACGATTCTATTCAAGAAATCGTAAATATCATCCGTCTTAATAAAGTAAAAACAAGGACACGTTCCTCTGAAGATAAAACAGAAGAGCCTGTAGTTGTCACACTCAAACAGACATATACATCTATTTCAAATACATTAACTGATATAGAAAACGAATTTAATAAAGTTCTGACGTATACGTCTAACTTTATTAAAATACAAGATGCTAAAAGAACTTCTTTCGAGTCTGCTAGAAAAGAAGCCTACATGGAGCAGAACACGGGAGGTTCTGCTGAAAGTAATTCCGGGTTAACATCTTTTAGTTTTGCAGAGTTTACAGAAAATCTAAACGCCTTAACAGAGAAGACCAATACACTAGCTGAAAAATTAGGACAGCTAGATTTAAGTGGAGGGGGCGACGGCGGTCCGGATATAACCGATTTAGTAGATCTGGCCGCGGGAGAAGTGCTTAGTGCTGGAGCATTAACAGCTGCTGTCTTCGCTGGTCTCGCGACTCTTACTACAGTTGCTATGGTCTACGGTTTAGATTCTTTTATGAAATCTACACAAGGCGAAGAACAGCAACAGGCAAACGGTCTGAAACGTTATGGTATGGAGCCTATCTATAACGAACAAGGCTTTACAGCAGGTTGGAAGATTGATGGTAAGAACTACAGTAACGCAGATATAAACAAAGCACAAGAAGGCGATCCACTTTTCTATTATAAAATGGTTCGGGACGCTTATGGGCCTAATAACAGAGGTGGTGCTTCTGACAAAGCTAGAGAATGGCTAAAGAAAAATACTAAGCCAGGGACTACTACAGATAAACAAATAACTGGTACTAATGCGGATCTTACTAAGAAAAAAGAAGAAGCCGAAAAAAGAATACGTCCTAAAAAAGAAGAACCTAAACAAGATAAAGTATCTAAACAGCTAGTAAAGAATGCTGCTAATGCTGTAAAGGTTATTAGACCTAATGCTCCAGGATCAGAAGCTATTACAGGCGGAGCTAGGCAGCAGCAGTCTAGTATGCTATCTAGCTTTACAACATGGTTAGGTAATGCCTTCCAGAGTGCTAAAGACTTCTTTACACGTAACGTTACAGGTAACTATACGCCTAGTGGCAATATACGTGATGATTTTAAAGATATAATGGATCGCGCAATAGCGTTAGGAGATCCATATCCGGAGATAACTGCTGCTCAGTGGGCTTGGGAATCTGGTTATGGTTCTCGTATGCCTGCAGGGTCTAACAATCCGTTTGGTCAACATGCTGTAGAGAGTCAGCCTCACGTAGTAGCACGTGATAACGGCACAGGTCAGATGCAGATGTATGTAAAATACAACTCTATTGACGATGCCATTGCTGCACATGTTAAAAAATGGAATAAAAATATTCCAGAAGGCTTAACTCCTCAGCAAGCAATTGAAGCTCTAGTAAAGAACGGATATAATCCTAACCCAGCTTATGCGTCTAGTATATTGAGTGTGTTATCTTCTAATAATATCAATGTCAATGAAATAAATGCTGGTCGTAATTTAATTAATAGTGGTTTAATTACTGCGTCCGGGTTTACAAATATGACCGGGGGCAAAGTTAGTGGCAGCAATATAACTAGTGGTTACGGTTTCAGAATGCTCAACGGTAGTTGGGAAAAACATCTTGGTGTAGACGTAAGCGTACCTACAGGTACACCTCTGTACGCTGCTTCCGATGGTATTATTGAGTACGCTAAAGTAAGCCCAGGCGGTGATGGACATGGAGGACAAGGTCTTGCTGTACAAATAAAAGCAGGAGAAGGGCTTTACTTTACATACGGACACCTATCCAAACTCAACGTACAAAAAGAACAAGCCGTTAAAAAAGGTGATCTGATAGGGCTTTCTGGTGGAGATACTGGTGATGCAAGAGATGGTAAATCTACTGGTGCTCATCTACATTTTGAGATAAGAAAAGGAGGAGGGGGCTGGGGTACGCAAATCGATCCTCTAGAATTCCTAAAGAGGAATAAGTGGATTGTTGCCGGTAATCCCGACCTAACAAACAGTGAACCTATATGGTTAAAAACCTTAATGGCTCCGTTGTTACAACCAAATAAAAAACCAAATATACCAAATATGCCTTATAATCCTGGCGGAGGCATAGTTTCAGCAGATCCTAATGCCCGTGCTCAAGCGCTTGCTCAAAGACCTAAGACACCTCCAGCTCCTAAAAAGAAATCTTCATGGGAACCAAATTGGTTTATGAAATATGTTATGGGTGTGGATGGCCTTCACTAAGCAAAAAAGAGGGGACCAAAGCCCCCTCTTTTCCTTGACATATAGTTAGACTTAGTCTTCTTCAGCCAGTTTCTTAAAGAATTCAAAATCTTCATCGTCGTCATCTTCCTGAGCCTTAGGCGCAGGAGCAGGCTTTGACTTGAACTGTGGTTCCGACTTCTCGAAAGGAACATCGTCGTCATCATCAAAGTTAGACTTAGATTCTGTACGTGCTGTTCCACCGACAAGACCAAGAGCCTTGTTCAGACGTGTTTCAAGTTCCGCATAGGTCTTGAAATTCTTCTTGTCAATTAGTTCCTGAAGTGAATGTTCTTGCTTGTAGACTGCTTCAAGCTCGTCATCATCATCAAGTAGTGGAGCCGGACTATCAAACTCCGACTTGTCATAGTTTGGATATCCTTCAAACTTACGAATCTTCAGTTTAAAGTTTGCACCTGTCCATAGATCAAAAGGATTAACTGGCTTTTCATCTTCAAATGATGGGTTCATTAGATCATTAATCTTGTCAAAGATCTTCTTACCATACTTAAAAATGAATACCTTACCTTCGTTCTCCGGATTGCCAGGATCCTTCACAACATAGATGTTGCTATAGTAGTTCAGGCGACGCTTTTGCTTACGGGCAGTTTCCTTATCCGCATCGTTGCCTGAGTTCCATAGTTTACTGTTATGTTCTGCAATCGGATCTTGCTGACCAATAGTGGTCAGTGAGTTCTCAATATACCAGCCACCAGGACCCTGAAAGCCATGGCTGAAGATACGTACAAAAGGTACATCTTCATTAGCCGGCGCAGGCAGAAAGCGAATAACAGCATAGCCGTTACCAGCCTTATCGACAGTGGGCTTCCACATACGATCGTCTGCTGACTTGTCAAAGTTGTTGTTGGTGTTTAGCTTAGAAAGCTCCTTAGTGAGCTTTTCAAAACTTGCCGCTGAAGAGCGCTTTAGATCATTAAAAGACATATGTATTCTCCGTATATTCGAAATGTTGCGTTGTATGATTTGTATTACGTAATATCATAATACACTTTCCGTCATCATAGACTTAACTACTTGTTTAAGTTTAGCCTTATCATAATGTATAAACTGACGGTATTTTAGACACTTGTCTCTGATACTAGGCCAGATAATAGTGTCATTTAACTTTTTATCCCAGATAGGGAAAAAAGTCAATATGTCATTCAAAACAATTAATGTTTCAATTGACAATTTCTTCTGCTTGTACATATTTAAAAGTAATGGATGCTGACCATCTTTTACTTTAAAATAAGAGACGAAGTCATCGTCTAGCATATTTATTTCGTTTGTTAGTATATATGTCAGAGACTGTTGTTTTTTCTGCCACTCTGCAAAATTATTTTCTGCTTCTTCTGTAAGAAGATCCCCAATCCAAGTTGGACTGTCATAAACAAAATTAGATACTAAGAAGTACAATGGATCTTTCTTCTTAGCTAGTTTGGCAAACTGAAACTTATCTCTTCGACGTTCAAATGACTCAATCTTTGCACCTACTTTACCCTGATATTTTATATAATCATAACCAGGTGTAGTAAAGTGCATTTTAATTGCCAGAAACATTTTATAAGATTCAAACGGCGACATAAGACCTCCGTTAAAAAGGCGAGGCATTAAATTGGAAGTTTAGATGTCTTCGGTAGATAATTTAATGCCTCGCCCTCTGATTGTACATGAGCTTTGATTCTGAAGTTACTTTTAATTAAAGCAGCTGCTGTTTCAATTTCTATTCCATTCTTTTCACAAAAATATACTATAGCATCCATATAAGGTAAATTGTGCTTTTTTACAAGCGTATCTACATCTTTATAGAATTTATCATTATCAATAATCTTAGTAAGCTTCAGATCTTCATTCATAATTCATCCTCTATAAAAAATATGTGCCCCAATTTGGGTCACACGTCGCATACCCCAGTTAGGATTTACATAATTAGCATGATAGAATTTTGCGCCTTTTGTCACATCTCTTGTATTACCTAGGTAGACATTCTCGGCGACTCGCTTCGATTCAGCGTACATAGCCATGTTACGAATACGCTTGTTGCCTTCACATACCCAGGAGAACTGGCAAACGCCACGTGACTTCTGGTGAACAACAGCACAAGCCGATTTAGGAAATCTTTCATCCTTGACTCGGTTCATAACAACATTAGTTACGGCTACTTTACCTTTTGTTGATTGATTGCCTGCTTCGAAATAAGCATTCTCTGCCAGGCATTGGATTTGGCGTTTATCATGTGCGCTGACATATACAGGCTTCTTGACAATTACCGGCTTTTCAACAACCTTCTCAATTACTTTGACTTCAGGTACCATAATATATTTGGTTACCGTCTTGGTTGGAATAAACATTGCTATAATGATCGCAAAGATCAATCCTACCACAAAACCTTCTCCTCTAGTTAAATTAGGGAAGGTTTCTGTTTTTTTAAAAAGAACCATTGTATCCTCTTAGATATAATGATCTTGGCTAATATAGACGAGTGTATAGATGCGTTTCAGCACCATCTGTCTACATTGCTATAAGAAGATACACAATAGAATAACGAAGTATCTTCCATCCATTTCCCCTTTACTGGAAATGCAAAATCATTAGTGTTTCGTTGGTAGTATCATCACGTATTTCTCTTACGGAATAATACCGCTTTCTAGCCATCTAAGACTTGAAGTTTTGTAAAGGTCAATGGAGGATGCCAACCTCCGTCATGATATATTTAGTTGGATTAGTTTAACACTTCTATCCAACTAATCTTAGTTATAACACCTTTTATCGTATAAGTCAAATCATTTATGTATTAACCGGTTACGAGGTCCGGCGATACCTTTTCGTAGTATCCGCTCCACTCTTTCGAGTGCCACTTACACGCCAACACTTAAGCAGTTGGCTGCTTACTTTGTTACTTCGAATGAAGTATGAATCTTTCTACCGTCTGGACCTTTACCACTGGAATCATGTAGCTTACCATTGATAACAGCCATGGCATGTCCGCGAGTAGAAATATAATGAGCGCCTGTAGGATTATCTTTTACAAACTGCTTAACAGTCTTACCTTCTTGTTCCCAACCATCACCTTTTAGTATCATACCGTGTTTACGAAGATGCTGATAAACACCAACACCTGTACCAACATTATGATCAGGTCCTAGTTTGGCTGATTCAATACCGTGATGAGAAGCAATTGCGTTACATGTAACAGCAGTACATCTCTTCTCTCCATAACGAACAGCTTCGAAGAATGAGGTAAAAGTTTGCATTAGATATCCTTTTCAGGATATTTATAAAGACAGGCGATTAAGCTTCGTCGATAAACTTTTTGAATTTTGTCGCTTCTGCGAGAATTTGTTCTGTAGTAGGATACTGAGGTACTTCGGTTAGAAGAGTCTTGTCCTCAGTGAGTTCTGCTTTACGTGCAGCCAGATCCCATTCATACATGAACTTTTGGTTAAGCTGCGATTGTGCAGTTTGAATAGCTTCCATACGAAGCTCATAAGGTGTCTTACCCATAATTATTTCCTTTGTGTATGTGTGTATGCCCTTAGTGGACAGTGTATTTATAAGTGGAGGGATTCTGTTTCCACGCTCCCTCCGGGCGCATTTGAATTAAGCCGCTAGGGCGAATTCAACAGACGAGTTATCGTTCGCTGCATTTATTGTTTTTTGGCCGCTCAGCCACCGAATCAGTCTCGGACGCCCTATTACACGAAAATCGATATCCAGGTCACCCCCATCATAGACACACTGGATATAAACAGTGTTGGCGCACTATCGTTCGCTACCCGCCAAGGTAACCGGTCCGCCGAGCAGGCTAAGACCGTCCAATGTATCTATGGTGGAGGTGAGGGGAGTCGAACCCCTGTCTTTCCGCCTTTATTGTTGCCTGTCAACAACTGATATTGTATTTAGTCACCATTTACAATGGTGTTCCAAATTTCGTACCAATTTTTTACGAGAGGTACCTTATTATTAAACATATTATGCTCATGTTCCATAAGCAAAGACGTAAGCCCAATAGACTTGCCGAGCTCTGCGTTTTCTGCCTTATCTTCAATCCAGTACAGACCAGAATTACGATACGGTTCCAAAGCAGCATCCTTATCGGCACCAGTATCTAAACAGATTATGCTATCAATAGCAGTACCAAACAGTTTCTCCAGGTTCTTTTCCCGAAGTTTCTGTGCGTAAGGATTTGCACTTAAACTAGTAATTACACGGAACACATAACCGTGCTCTTCGTGCAATTTTTTAACATAGTGCATCGCGTCACGCAATGGAGGAAGGAATCCGATTGCAGCCGACTGGTTAAACTCCTTAATGAGAGCCGAAGCCACTGGCTCTGTAATATCATAACGAATACAAATGTCGTAATCGTCTTTTCGAATACCTTTATAACCCTTGTCTTCCATCCAGCAATCGAAAGCAAACTCCCAATTAAGGAGAACGCCATCACAGTCAGTTAAGATTAAATCCTTCATATTATCCTTTCAGAGCAAATTCTAGTGATTCTTTAGTAGGAGCTTTGCACGGTCTACAATCCATTTGTCCCTAGGAAGATGCATACCGGTAGAACCGTTCCAGTCAGTGAACTCTTTATCGTAAAAACCAATCTCTTTGGTCATACCGTGTGTATTCCACATCTCTTGAAGTGATGTAAGTTCATCTGCCCACTGCTGCCACTTTTCGTCGGAGATAACATTCTCATCCATAACATAATAGAGATAAGAATGCACCAGCATCTGTGTACGACGCTGGCGAATCTTTTCGGATAGTGTTTGTATTTGGTTTACCATAGGCTCTTCTAGTTCACCAAAGAAAGTGTCAAGCGATGCCAACGTACTCTCCAAATTCCCAATAATCTTCGCCATTCTTTGTTACAAAGAAGACTTTATACGGTGTCGGGTCTAAATCAGTAGGATGATCGAGAACACTATTGTCTGCGATCATCTCATCGATAGTGAATGGCATCTGAACCATTCGTTCGTCGTTAGTCTTAATCCAACCCTTGTTGGTAGAGATAAGATAGGAGTTCATTATGCAACCTCCAGCCACTCTTTAATGGAACCGAACTTAAGGTCGAACTTGTATTCGAGAGACTCAAAACCGTAGAAGGCAAACTCCTCCTCGTCAATACCCTCAGCTGCACACAAGATACGAACGGCATCAGCCCGATCAGACCCCATGACCGTACGCATGATACCGCTAACACGGCGCATGAAGTCCTCGAAGTTACGCGCCTGACGCTTTGCTTCTTCCGCATCCTTGCGGTTAAGCATATTGATGAGAGCCTCGAAGTCTGTGTCAAACTCCTCTGTAGAGGCAAACTCAGCGTAACGAGGACGGCAACCGTACACATCCTTGTACAGGTCCGAGTAGATGTCTCCATCCTTAGAGTTAGTAAGGGTGTTAATGTCTGACAAGGTATACATAACGAATTCCTTCTTTCCAACTTATAATTAACAATACCCTTCTTTTAATAAAAGGTCAACCCAAAAAAGATTTAAAATGGTACCTCGTGACGGGCTCGAACCGCCGACTTCATCCGTGTAAAGGATGCACTCTACCAACTGAGTTAACGAGGCATATTAACTTATTGACTAAGCAAACGAGCACCTGAGCTACTTCCCGAAATTATAAATATACATAAATTAAAAAGGACGTATATGCTTAGATTTATTGATTACTTCATTATTGAGTCTGTTATTTATAACAAACCAGATGCAAAAAGACAATCGGACGAAGAGCATGGAGAAGCAGTTGTTCAGCATCAAGCCATACAAAGCGGTAACATGGACTCTCCTCATCCAGCAATAGCCAAGGCTATCGGTCACTTTGCTCAAAATAAAAACGCATTCCGTTCAGCACTTGCACGATCAAAAATACAACCCGTCAAAAGGGGAAATCAAATTGGTAATTCTGAAATTGGTCAAGGTTCGAATTCCGTTGAGAGTAAAACTAAATTACAAAGAGTTAAAAGACTCATAGGATCAAATCAAGGCATTGACCGTCCTATCATTCTTCGTCATAAAGACGAGAATGGTCAACTCCATCATCATCTTTTAGCGGGTAATACCAGAGCAACTACTGTAGGTTATGGTGTTCAAGCACATCATATAGATGTTTAAAATGGAGCCTCTGACAGGATTCGAACCTGCATTTTCATCCAGTTACCTTACTCCTGATTCGTATTCAGGGTGGTTACAGAGGCATTAAAATTGGTAGTCCCACTTGGATTCGAACCAAGACCGTCCCCTTATCTGGGCTCCGGGATATAAATCCGGCCGCTCTACCGTTAAGCTATAGGACCACTATACGTTTACAACTTAGCCTTATTAACTAAGTCTTTGTAACCACGCCACGATGGATGAATGTGATCTGGTTGCACAAACTCAGTACCAATGATCGTATCACCGTAGTCGTGTGCGATTTCTCTCACAGAAGCATTAACATTAGGCTTACAGAAGCCTTTATTACAAGGTGGCATGATCCATACAACCTTCAAAGAGTTAATACGGTAACGGATCTTAGAAAGTTCTTTGTAGGTATTTACCCCTTTGTGATCATTTGTGCCTAGACTGATAACTACGGTCTGAGCACTAAGAGGAGTCTTACCCCACTTCTTATTCCACTGCCAGGTGTTCCAACCACCCTTAGAATACGATACGCATTCCTTAGGAGCAAACATTTTAGTACCAACAGCGATCGAATCACCCATAATCAAACATTCTAACATAATATACCTTTCAATATGGTAGGGATGGTGGGACTCGAACCCACACTGTAGGCGTTTTAAGCGCCCTGTCTCTGCCTTTGGACTACATCCCCATGTATTATATATGTGTGTGGCGGAACGTCTGGGAGTCGAACCCAGCACACCCTTTGGGGTGTTACGCATTAGCAGTGCGCTGCCTTTACCGCATGGCTCACGTTCCGTGTATTTACTTATCAGATTTATCGTTAAAATCTGCCGTAGCTGCATGACCTAGAATATATACTAAGAGATAAATGCCAAATGCGTTAGACCAAGTAATAGGCTTGGCAAACGTTACAGCTTGAACTAGATCACCGTTCCATATCCACATTACAGGGAACGCCATAATAGCACAAGCGATGGCTATAGATAAAATCTTAATTAAGAATTTTTCAAAATTACCCATAACATATAACTCCGAAAATGGTGGACGGTCTGGGACTCGAACCCAGGACCAACAGGTTAAAAGCCCGTTGCTCTACCTACTGAGCTAACCGTCCGTATAAATTACCAAACTTCTGATCGTACTTCCTGACGGCGTTCATCCATAAGACGTAATGTACGACGACATGCAGCAATCGCTGAACGCTCAGTCTTTGCTGTACCGATAACTTCTTGAATATCGCTATCTTCCCAGCATTCAACGAGATAGTCCCAACCATCTTTTTCATAGTTAGCGATGGCATATTCACGAACTGCTGCAATAAGATTGTTCATAATAAAACCTTTTTCTATTTTCTATAATTAAATATAGGAAAAACAGATAAAAAAGTCAATCCCAAAAGTGGACCAGGGGTGTTATCCCCTGGTCTTTTTAATTAATTTACTTCGCTTGTATATGTAGCAGCTGGTACATCTGTTGCCGAATCTACTGATTCGTTAACCGTTTCATTTTGTTCAACAACAGGAGCTTCCTGAGAACATGCAGCAGTAAGAGCAACAACAGCAGCAGCAATGTAAGTCTTGATATCCATAATATTATATTCCTCTTTTTAATGTTGGTACCAGCAGTTGGTAACGCTCCAACCAATCCAACCTTATGAGAGTCGGCTGAACACTTGTTCTGCTGGCATCATATAATGGCGGAAGCGCTGGGATTCGAACCCAGGGAACATTTCTGTTCGTCAGTTTTCAAGACTGGTGCAATAAACCTGGCTCTGCCACGCTTCCGTATTATATACTTATATAGGCTCTGCCTATGCAGAATTAAGCTTCTTGATCAGCGCCTTAAATGGTAGACGATCTCGGATTCGAACCGAGGACCTAGCGCTTAAGAGGCGCGTGCTCTAACCTACTGAGCTAATCGTCCGTGTTAAAATTAATCGATGCCGAGGGCGCACTTATACGTCTCGAGGATTGCTTCTTCGCTCAACCGGTCATCACGTGACTTCTTACGAATCTTAATGACTTCCTTCATTGCTTTGGTATCATAACCTGTACCCTTAGCCTCGGCATAGACGTCCTTAATATCGTCAGCAATACCTTTCTTTTCCTCAGACAAACGCTCAATACGTTCAATGAAAAGGCGAAGGCGATCGTCAGTAGTTTCACTCATAATTTATCCTTTCACAGTGTTTATATAACGATTATAGTAGTTCTGCAATAAATGTCCATATAAAAGGCTTTCACGATGGTACCAAACTTCATCTGCTACAAACTTTTGTGTAGCACTAATTGGTGTGTGAAAAAAAATGTCCGTAATTGCTACGATTTCCTTTCCACGCATTTCCATCATCTTTTCAATCCAGTGATCTCCATGGTAGATGTCCATGCCTGCTGGCACTTCAACCCAGTCAGAGCGATGAATGAACCAACAACATCCCCAGTGAACAGTGTCGACAGTATTTCGAGCAACAACATGCTGTTGACCAGTAACAGTGACTTCCTTATTATAATTAGCTGCTATAACAACCAATCTTCCAGGTTTAAGAACTTCTTTAATTTTATAAAAAAGTTTCAGATCAACGAGAACATCATCATTCAGAACACAGATGTTATCGTTCTCTGCCACGGATATACCATAGTTCCATGCAGGATTAACGTAAATGTTTTTATTAAAATTGTGTATCTTAACCTTCGGATGGAACTCAATATTTGGTCGCTCTGTCTCGTTATTATCGATAAGAATAACTTCTCCTACAGTATCAACTAGACACATATATTGTAAGAACTCGTAGAATGGTTCAAACTTCCACATAGTAGGTATAACAATCGATAGTTTAAAGTCACTCATCTTTTTCACCTTTAATTTGGATGCCCCTCTAGGATTCGAACCTAGATTGACGGATTCAAAGTCCGCGCTCTTACCATTAGAGGAAGGGGCAATAGATATTACTTAATATAGAAGCCTTTTCTTTTATAATCAGGCTTAGACACATATGTATATCCATCGGGAACGTTTATTTCATCAACTTCCCAAACGGGGATAGCTACAGTATTTTCATATTCGAAATCAGGATTTGTTCTAAAGTGGAGTTCGATTAGTCTTCCGTCTATATATTCAGCATTAATATAATTGTGTTTATTAAACAAATGAGAGAGACTATCTGGAAAACGAACTTCAATGTTATCCAGTCTATCCCATTGTAAAAATTTCCATAGGGGAGAGTCAGAGTTCCGTTTGCCTTCTACTACAAGAATCTGTTTACCCTGGTAATAATCTACACTTAGATGCGAACCAGTGAAAACTTCACACCAGAAATAACCGGGAGGTAGGTGTTCTGTTGTATCTACTAAATCAACAAATCTTGCACCAATACCCATACCCAATAGATTCATACAAGGTCTTACAATATATGTTCCGGGTACGGGAACATTTACACCAGTAGGTCCACAAACATAGCCTAGATGTTTAGACAAAAGAAGTTTGTCAAAGACCCAAAGATCAGACAAATCAGTATTAAGCCAGGCTTCAGAATCAGAATCGTATTTTATCATATTATCCATAAGATGCTGGATCCCTGTGATGGATTCGAACCACCGTAAACTGAGTCAGAGTCAGTTGTCCTACCGCTAGACGAACAGGGAATATAAATGGTGACCCCACCGGGTGTCGATCCCGGTCCACCGCCTTGAAAGGGCAGGATTCTAGCCAACGTAAACTATGGGGCCATTAAAATGGAGCGGCATACCGGTAACGATCCGGTTCCTAGACGTTGGCAACGTCTCGTGCTTCCTTTATCACCAATGCCGCATTATCTCTTTTTGCAAACTTTAATCTAACTAACGTCTTACGTGTGATAGCTATCACTGTCATTATTAGGAAATTAACAAGCGCAACACCGAACGCTTGCATATGAAATACATCCATACACACTTTAGTAAGCATATAGCCGAGTGGAAAATTAATCACCGCAGCTATTAATGTATCATACACAGCTTCGTATAAGGCTTTTTTCATAATCAATTAAAGTTTTTTAAGAACAATAATTTTATCTTTATATAGTACAATCGGGTTAACTGCATCAATGATATTTTTTACTGCTTCATGTACTACATCGACTTCACCATTGAATATCAATATACCATCACTCTTTAATAGGTTCCACTGTAAAATGCCATCATAAAGAACTTCTTTGAAAGTCTTATTCCCATCAGAGAAAATAACATCGAAGCGAATTTCAGGATCATTTACAGCTTGTTCAAGCAGTGTACTACCCTGTTCTATAGGTATCATATTCAACTTATAATAGTACTTACTGAAGTACGTATTAAATGCGCATATCTTCTGCGCATTCTGACTAGCAAAGCTAGATACGATCTGCATGTAGCTATCATCGTGCTGTAGCAATTTGTTCGATAGCCATACACTGGAGAGCCCTTCATAGCCCCCTTGTACGAGTACCGACTGCTCTTTACCGTCTAACTTACCAGCCCCCCTTAGAACCTGTTCTAATGCAGGGACAAGCGTGTTAAACGACATGTCTGTATACATGAGCTGGCGAAGAGGAGGTACCTTACATCCTGGTTTTAGATTCTTCAAGAATTGATCAGAATGATAAGCATTCCAGAAGCCTGGATTGCCATGGCTCTCAATACATGATTCACGATTACCAACCACAGCAACAGCTACAGGTGGATTGATAGTAACAAAATTCATATCAAACATATTACGCATACCAAGCTGCCCGTCGATAGAATCGTTCAGTCCAAACTTCTTAATCGAATCAAGAAGGAACTGAGCTGTCTTAGGTGTGATAGCATATGCATGGGTACCTTCCCAGCGGTTAATATCGACATAGTCGAAAATCGTTTCAGGGGGGAATGTATAATCATGTTCAAGATCAATACGAGGACCAAGCCATAGGATCTCATCATCATTGACATCTACATTTACAAGAGGGCCTTTGATAATAGCGTCATGCTCGAGTACCACACCCGGCGCATCGGAATCAACGATCATCTGCCAGATCTTGATATGTCCTGCAGTGCATGAGAAAGCTTTGTTAATAGTATCTCCATTTTCAGCCATCTGATTAACATAAAACGGAATGATACCAATGCCAAACTCATCGCAGATATCTTTGTAATTGACGCCTTTATACCCCTGTACGGGGATAGCGTTAATATCAGGAAACTGCTTACATGACTCTAAGCAGTCATTAAGGTATTGCAATGATTTAGGATCATCAATATGCAGAATATAAACGTTTTTTAGCATAACAACCTCTTATAGTGGAGTGACGGGTGGGATTCGAACCCACGGCTTTAGAGATTTGCAGTCTCTTGCGTTGGACCACTCCGCCACCGTCACATTAAAACTGGTGCACCGTGAAGGTAACGATCCTTCCACCTTTCGCTTATCAGGCGAATGCTCTCCCTCTGAGCTAACAGTGCATGGGGTGGAAGACGGGGATCGAACCCGCGACATGCGGTACCACAAACCGCCGCTCTACCTCTGAGCTACAACCACCATGAATTGGCTGACCCCTGGGAATCGAACCCAGCTTAGTGCTTTTAATCCCTTCAAGAGTTTCGAACCTCTCTACGGAACCCCGCGCGGCTCACATTCTCACCAGACTTAGGGCCAATAAAACTAGGCCCGGGATATTTAGACACCATACGGGCGGCGGTGTGGTCGGCAGTTTTAATACTTACCGAGGTATAGTGGACTTACAGAGACCGGCATTACCCGTAAAGATATCTCGCCACAAACTGGCTCCTCAAGATGGATTCGAACCACCGACCAGCGCATTAACAGTGCGCGGCTCTACCGCTGAGCTATTGAGGAATAAACTGGTACCCGGTGACGGGATCGAACCGCCGACATTTTCCGTGTAAAGGAAACGCTACTACCGCTGAGCTAACCGGGCATATTATTAATTAGATTGTCCACCAAACCAAAAATTCATAGGGTTGAGTTTCCTCGATGTGGTACCCTTTGACTTTGCTAAAATGCTCCAGTACAAATCTTTGACATATTGATAATGATGAGCACTTTCAAAGTTTGCTGCATCCAACTCAGCTTTGAGTTCATCTGCCCACTTTTTATAATCTTCAACAGTCATATCAGTAAGCCTTCCATCCAGAGATTGGAGAATAACTAAAGATCAACGATCCATCGCGAAGGACCGTGCATTCGAAACCAGACGTCTCAGCGTTAACCTGAGCAACGTCGACGCTCTCACCAGTATATAGTGTGGTTCCAAAGTTAGTTAAGATTGTTTGAAAAATCTCTGTCATGCTTTTCTCCATTCCTTATTTTTTTATACTATACCATATTATATAAAAGGTCAAGCCTAAAACAAGGAACAGAGATTCTTTTTAATGTAAATGTCTTACTGCATGGTCTGCGGCATGAGTAGCAGCAAACGATGCGGGCTTGATCTTAGCGTCCATACCTAGTGAACCTCTTACCCAGCCAAGAGCTTCCTTAACAGCAACGTTTGACTTGTGCTTCGGATTAGGGTTGATATCAAGATGCACTTCGAAATGGCGATCTCCGATAACATCGATAATCTCTGTAGCAGCAGTAACAGCTAGTTGTACTTCCGTTAGAAGACGCTGCTTCAGGTTACCATAGTCAGGCATATCTACAGAAGTATGGAATACCCGTCCACCCTTCTTAGAATCTTTATGTATGATAATAACAGTGGAGAACTTTGCATACCACTGTCCTCGCTTCTTAAAACGAATACTATCACACCCCACATAGATAGAAGACTCAAGACTTGAATCTATGATTGCCTGCTTTGCCTTTTCATACATGATACATCCTTTAGTTAAAATTGGCGGCGGGTGGTAGGAGTCGAACCTACTTCTCAAGGTTTTGGAGACCCGCGGATTACCGTTTTCCCTCACCCCCATAAAGACGAAGTTTTTTACAGAAAGTTCGTCGTGTTTATAGTCCTGGAATTTTACAGTAGGTCTTATCGTATGCCTATTTATAAAATGCCAGGACTCTATGTCGGGAAGACAGGACTCGAACCTGCAACTTCGTGCTCCCAAAGCACGCGCTCTACCACTTGAACTACTTCCCGGTGGAGCTCTGAACAGGATTCGAACCTGCATTTTCGTTCCAGTTACCTTAGTCTCCGTTCGTAGCGGAGCGGGATATCAGAGCATTGTTTTAGTGATGACCTAAAGCTATCTTAGTATGCCAGTCACCACCAATTTTTCGTTGATAGAAATGTTTCTTTAATTCAGGATGACGCTGTACTTCAGGGTCATCATGAGGTGCAGGTCTAATTTCGTCATCCGGTAAGTGTTTACGTACCTGCTCATGTGTCAGAGCATGTTTTGTAAGATCACCAAGTACCCTCTTATGAAAGTTAAGCGAGGGACCAGATGTCTCTACAAAAGCACGTTTGGATACAAGATCATTCTTAACGATATGTTTAAGACCTACCTTGCCCTCTGCACTATTATCAGTAGCAACGGCAACACGCTTTGTCTTACCATTCTTTACTTTATATAGTCCAACTGCTCTTACCTTACCAGTATGATCTTTATGAAGCTTCCAGATTGGAATATTCTTAACCATATCATGGCGGTCTTTAAAACCTGAACCATGAATACCACCAATAGACTTATAAGCATTATGGACCATGTTAAAGACATGCTCTGCATGCTTATGCTTTTCATCTTCATGTTCAGGACGAAGAATTGAAAATCCTTCAGAAAGAAATGCTTTAAATGTTAACATTAGTTATGCTCCGGAAAATTACCAATCATTGATTGAATCATCTTAACAACCGGAGTCATATTCTTTAGCCTATGACCTTCACCCTTCAACATAATCGGATTCTTAAAGTGTGTCTTTACATGTTCTAATGGAACGACTTCATCTTTATCGCCAGCAAATGCTACCATATGGTGGCGGGTGTGATGCTTAATCCATTCTTGCATATCTGCGTACTTATCATAGTACTCAGGAGGCAAGTTATACTTCTTATAGTTAGTAGCAGGGCGCAGTGACGGATTTACAAGAACGGTTTTAAACCCATATACAGCGCCAAGATAATCAGCCCAAAACCCACCGGCACTTGAACCAACGATAATGACATCATCGTGCTTGCCTAGGGTCTTCGCAAAGGTATCCATCTGTTTCTTAATTAGATCAGGATCCTGCGAATGGTCTATCTTAGGGCTAAGAAACTTTTCACTAGGAAAAGACTTCTTAATGTCTTGTGCAGTGCTACCTGAAGGATCACTACCATAGCCATGGATATAAACGACTGTGCTTTTCATATTACTGTTGTACCATATGCAGAATATATTGTAAAGTTATTTATATGGATATCGCCTCACGTATCGGCAATATGTGTATGGAATTGCGACAGCGACTAGGCGCATTGTATCCACATCTAATTGGAGCGGCATATGGGAATCGAACCCATCCCTTACGGCTTGGAAGAGCAGTGTCCTAGCCACTAGACGACCGGGCCATTAAACTGGATCGCATAACATTTGAGAAAACGCCATATGATCGTGTTTATGCTGCAGTAAACGTTTTAGTCAACGGAACTAATGTAATCGCAGTTGATATCTTGTTAGTTGAACCATATTGGAATATTGGATCAGCATACAGTACCTGATTGCCTGCTACACCGTTAATGGCACGATTGGTTGCTTGCGCAGCTGGAATGTTAAATGTGCACACCCCAAACTGTATGGTTGCTGTACCACTCATGCTAACACCATATGTATTTGCTGCAGTGGAGGTATTGTTGAGAATAACTTCCCCCATACCCCACTGAACTGTTCCACTTAGAGTAACTACAGCGCCAGTGTCGGCATCTACTATACTTCTTAGCATATTTCCTGTAGAATCATTTGCCATATTAAGCACTTGTCCGGTGCCGTTAGTTTCAAGATTGCGTATAGTACAATATCCGCGTTGAATATTAATTAGAAATACAGAACCGCTAGCTCTTGCCATGGTACAATCATATAGTTCTACTCTACTGCCGGTACCTGTGTTATTCGCATAAACACAACTCTTGGTAGCGTTGCCTTGATAGCAATATACATCTTGTAAATAAACTTTTGCTGGATTAGCTCCATTTATTTCAATAGAATGGTTTGCCACATTTGTTTTAACCGCAACATGAAACAGACCAAATCTATTAACGTTTAGAGCATTTTCACTCGAGTCTGCAGGAGTAATAACAACTTTTCCATTGATCCAAATAGGTATGTGTCCAGCATCTGGAGTATCACCAATAATAAAAATATTACCGCGAGTTAATGTTACGTTTTCTGTAGTAGAACTTACCAATACAATAAACTGTGGATTGTCTATGACAGAGCCTGATATCGAAATAACTAAACTACCATCAGCAATTCTTGCTTCAATATATGCTAAAGCTTCAGTAATTGTTAAGAATGGATTTGCTAAACTACCAGTAGCTGTCCCAAGAACAATGTCTGTTCTAATTGGATCAACATACCAGCGATTATCTGCGATCGCATTTGGTTGAGTTAGAGGTAATCCACCGATTGTTACACCGTCAGCAAGACGAAGGTTACCAAGCGCTGGATCATAAAAAACCTCGCCATATTGACCAATAAAGGTGCTGGCTGGGTGGCCGCCCATTTTTTCTGAAAAGAATTTAAAAGTAGAATTTGTCATAGATAAAGTTCCTTATATTATATATTTATAAGAACTTTAAAACCTTCTTCTCATTCAATGGTACTCCCAAGAGGATTCGAACCTCTAACCTCACCGTTCGTAGCGGTGTGCTCTATTCCAGTTGAAGCTATGGGAGTATTAAATGGAGCGGATGAAGGGAATCGAACCCTCGTCATCTGGGTGGAAGCCAGGAGCTCTACCATTGAGCTACATCCGCATTATAATGGTGGGCCAGTGAGGTATCGATCCTCCCCCGCAAACGGATCAGATTTACAGTCTGACTGCCAGAGCCACTGGCTTTACCAACCCTTAAACTGGTACGGATGAAGGGACTCGAACCCCCACGACCGAAGTCACTGGTACCTAAAACCAGGGCGTCTACCAATTCCGCCACATCCGCATGGTGCCTTCGGAGGGAATTGAACCCCCGACACGTGGTTCTTCAAACCACTGCTCTACCAACTGAGCTACAAAGGCAATTTAGTGACCTCCTCAGTGTGCCTTGATTGCTTACTTCCGGACGTTGCAATCTTCCCTGATAGCCGTTTACTGTTGCAACAGTAACACCCATCACTTTCTCTATGTGGTTACCCACGGGGTTCAGCCGAGGAGGTCTAAAATGGTGGAGGATAACGGGATCGAACCGTTCGCCTTCTGCGTGCAAGGCAGACGCTCTACCAAATGAGCTAATCCCCCAATAATGGTGCCCCCACGACGACTCGAACGCCGGACCTGATGATTACAAATCAACTGCTCTACCAACTGAGCTATAAGGGCATTAAACTTATTAAATATACCTTGCTCTCAGAAATAAATTAACTGCTCTTTGTGCACTTAAGCAATCTTTCTATTCCTCGGGCGAATTTCGGAGTCCGGGGCTTCCGCTCCTAAGCCATTGCCAGAGTTATTTCAGAGAGGTAAGATGGCCCTATCTCTCGTAGCATGCTCCGTCGAGCCGCGATACCCCTAGCAAGGTATATTTAATAAGTCTATTATGGCGGGCGCCCGAGAGCTAACCCGCCATAAAAACTTTTTTCCAACAATGAGAAAGAACAAACAAAAATTTATTTATACGTAATAATATTACAATTAGGAAAAATAATCAAATTCTTTTTCGATATCTTCCAGAATTTCGTCGTAATATGGATGGCTCATAACCAAAGCCTTACGTACAGTATTCAACTGCAATGTACGGTTACGCATGTGCGCATCCCAATACTGCGAGTTACGTCGCACATCAAAACCTTCTTCATCTACGATATGCTGATTGTAAATAGGCCCAACGACCATATCCCAACCATCTTTCACCAGGATAACCGAAAAACGTCCGATACGCATATGCGAGCCACGCTTACCATAACGTGTTTGCAACTTGCTTTCCGCCGAACGTGTAAAACCGTTCTTAGCCTTAAACACCACTTCGCCCGAGTTGTTAACCCAGTCCACGATTTTGTTGTTCTGCTTCATAACGTTCTTCCTTTTTCCAACTTATAATTAAATATATTACCTTTTGGAAAAAAGGTCAACCCCTAAATATAATAAATTTCTCCGGATTCCGAAATCATTACGAGAGATTTTTTTGCTTGCTTACCACAGATACAACTCGCCAGTTTTAAAGCCTCTTGTTCATCTCGTGTAGCAAATGTTACAAAAAATAGGTCTTCCAGTTCGTAATCTAATTCTTCATCTGAAAAGGCGCAAGGTACGGCATAAAGTACAGTATTCTTATACATATCGTCAGGCCCTTTCTATCGAGTCCATCTGATATTTATAAAGATAATTGGGCTCGTTGTATATACGAGCCCAATTATTATATAATGTGTTAATTAATAAGACTTAGTAGAGTTAAGCGGCGTCGGCCATCTCTACGGCAGTTTCCAATGCTCGTGTCTTAAGAGCCTTGTTCTGACCATACCACGCAGACTGAAGACGTGTATCAGCAGAGCGTCCAATAACATGGTCAGTCATATACGTCACCGTATTAAATGCCTGCCACCAGGTACCAGCACCAAACTCAGCACCGGGCTGTTCGTCCATGGCGCTCTCCAGTGCGTACTTAGCCGACTTGGAAAGTTCCTTAGCACCTTCGTCCTTCTTAGTAAGGACCGGAAACACACGCTGGAAGTACTCAACGATGTTCTCATTGTTATACCGCGTCTGCGAAAGGAACTGAGCCATTTCCTTGTACTTAACGAGCTTTTCCTTAGCCACACCCAGCGTTTCCTTAACCAGGTCAGCGTCAAAATCACGGCGATGGCTAACCTTAACCATCGACTTCGACTGCGAGTTTAGCGATAGTGTCAATGTGTTATTGCAAACAACACGAATCGGCGTAAAGCGAACGTCAATCGACTGCCCGTAAGAGTGCGGGTTAGTAAACAGGAGATACGAATCTACCTGATCGCGTCCACCGAACAGTTCGAACGACTCGTGTACTTTAGCCAGAGCCCAAACGATCTTACCATCCTTTAGGCTGCCTGCTGTGTGCATTTCCATATCACCAGCACCAACAAAGTCAGTAAAGAATTCGAACGCATCGGAGTTCTGCATCGGCTTCCAGTCGTTTGTAATAACGTCTAGGATACGATTATCTGTAGAACGTACCAATGCCGAATGTCCTACGTCTACCTGCTTACCACCGATATTGGCAAAAGCCGGAACAGCTTCAACACGCCAATCAAGGTTAGCAGCCTTTAGCATCTGGTCAGGAGTAAGGTCGTTTGGAACCTTAGTACCAAGACCATGCCAGGGCAAGTCGCCTGCATAAGCCATTGAAGCTTCACCATTTACGAATTCAAGTTCATGTGCCATAATATAAAGTCCTTCTTCTCTGTTTCAATAACTAACGTATAATCTGTTTTTAAAATATTGTCAACCATATTTTAAAAATAATTTACAAAAACAATCCAACAATCATAGCAGCGCTACAAAAGGCATTAACAATAATAAGGGGCTTATTGTTTAGACGGTATCCCTCGTAGCCCCATAGTATACCGCCGATCAATGTAAAAATTAGATCCAACGTGTGAGAATAATCTACAGCGCGGATACTCGTAGCGATAACAATCGCAGCAGTGGCAAACCAACCAATCATTATTAATCCTCCGAAACCAACAGTTCAGCAATAGAGCGTGCGTGCTTGCATTTGCTACGCCAGTTTTTTGCAGCTCCGCATGTACAAGTCATACCCTTATCTGTCATCTCTACATCGTAGACTTCTCCAGACCGGGCGGAAACTACTTTCCAGACAAAACCTACCAGGTGATGATCTTCAAAGTTAATACCACAATATTGATGTGGAACAGTAAACATCATTCGCTCCAGAAAAAGGCGGCAGTGGTAATCCCTGCAATCAAAATTATCAACCAGATGTTCATAACGTTTCTCCTGCTTATAATTAACACTACCGTTCTTTTTAAAATATGTCTACCCATTAACGACGCATTTTAGAAATTTCTTCAGCCTGTTGTTGGTTAATAACCGGAACTGCGTTAGATTTGTGCATCGTGGCGATACCCTTGATCAACGTTCCAGTATACTCGTTAGGCTTCTTAGCGAACGTCACACCAATGCCATCACCAGACGGATAATCCGGTATCTGGCGGCGGTATGTCTCCGTTTTAAGAGGTTCTGGGACGGTCTTAGGCTTGTATGTAGACTTACCCTGTCGGTACGCAATATACTCCTCTATCGTCTTCTCTTTAAGACCATAGCGTCGTTGCTGCTTGTTATAATCTATATACTCACTTGCATATTTGCTCGTGATAGTAGGTTTCTTACTCTTACGATTCTTTGTAGAAGTCGTAGTGTACGCATGGCTCATTAGGTGCATAGTCATATCAGCGAACTCGAAAAAGGTAGCTGTTGCTGCCTTTGCTGTACACAATTTCGACACCAAGTGCTTCCAATGGGTTATAGAAACGCTCGCGGCGTTCTGCTTGTGGCATAATATTTGGAAACACGGGATCCTCTACCTTGACAACAGTCATTGGAGAATTCTTGCCTCCACGCGGAGTAACATAGAAGCCTTTCTTAATCTTAAAAAAATCTTGTACGATTTTAGTAACAGCTTCTACCGTTGCAATATGTTCGGGACGGCTAAAGAAGTCCATATGCTTGTCTAGTGCCTTTACACTCTTGTCTTTAGCGTCAAAGGCTGCAAACTTTGCATTAATTGCTCGGTTGCCAGTGATCGTCTTTTCGTCAGTGTCTAACATATCGTTTCCTTCCAAGTTATAACTAACAATAATAGTTCTTTTAAAAAAAGTCAAGCCGCAATCGGACCCATCCACTCCGGACGATCCCTTTTCTTCCACTTGTGCAAAGAGGTATCTTTACCATACCTATAATAGTTGCGATAATTAATAATAGGATCATCTGAAATTTTATAAACGTCATCCATACACGAAGGCATGGGTGTTCGATCCCATTCTTTTAAATTGTGCGGAGGCGACTGAATTTCATAACCCATCTTTGCCATGGTAACATGTCGCTTGTTATAACGATAAGTATACTCATCACTGAGAGCAAAGAGATGATCCACGAGCCAGTTATAATTTTCAACAGAACTGCGAGTCCATATAGCTGAAGGGTGGTTAATGTGAGAAGCCCGATACAGTATACTATCCCGATAATCGTCGAGTGTGTATAATTTCTTTTTTCTGTGTCTGATACCAAATTCATCAACCCATCCTTCAACGATTGTTTCTTTTCCATCGAGAACGCGATGCGCTGTAGACAAGAGATGTGCAGTCTCTAGAATCATCTTGACGACATGTCTATTCACCATCCATTCAGCGCATTGCCGTGGATCTTCGTGGAGATAGAAGATGTTCATATATTTCCTCAGTCGTAATAGTATGTAACAGAGTTTTTAATTTGTTTACTTACCTTACGATATCCAGAGGGATGCACGTGATCTTTAGAGGGAAAAACTTTAAGATCTACCCATCCATCACCAAACTCCCGTGCTACGACTTTAATAGCTTCAGCAGCAGTACGGTTATAAGGCAGTACCCAAATAACTAAATCACTCTGAACAGATCTGCGCAGTTTACGAGCGTTTGCTGTGTTCCTAGGATTAAGTGGAGCGTTAGAACCCATGGAAATCACAGTGTACATAGCGCCCTGAGCGCCTTTATAATGTTTAGTGATATAATCAGTATTGGCTCCTACCTTTGCATAGACAGCACATTGTGCGTCCATCTGGCGTAAACCAACTGCAATAGAATCCCCTACATAAGCGCAATCAGCAATCATGCTACTTTCCAATCATAACTATCTTTGGTTTCAACAGACTCGAATCCATCATACTCATCGATACGGTACAGAGTACCAGTAGGAACTTCTGTAATACGCAACTTGGCACAACTACCATTAGCAAGGTCGCCCAATTCCTCTACGACCTGAACCAGGATAGGATCATTACGTTCGATATCACGGTCGCTGAAATACAGTTCGTTTGAACGAGCAAATCGCTCTGGTGCCACAGGATTGTCTTTTTCTTCTGCAACGATACGATCATATTCCTCCGGAGGGCAGAGATAGTAGTTTGTAAAACCATACTGTTCATTGGTATACAGAGTGATACCCTTGATCTCTGCATAGCGCCTGATACCCACATCCGAGAGACTGAAACCACCATAGCAAGCATTATATACAATCTTAGTCATAATCAAATCTCCTTAAGATGCGAACAAACCAGTGAACCCGCAAGATTTTTCTGTCTCGGTAAATTCGCGGTAATCTTCCAGCGGTTTAAATCCAAACGAAGCACAACGAAAATATTCGCCGTTGCATTCCAAAATATCACCAACCGACATCGACGAGCAGCGACCAAGGCGTTCAACAGCCGGGGGAAGAACATCGTCCCACATATTCATCGCACGAAAAGCTTCTTCCATATCATTCGTATCGACATTTGCAACATGGTTGTAAAACTCGAAGTTCTCAGCCTTGAAGGTTGTATCGAACGACCGATCAAAATATGCCTTTGTGCGAGGAGTTGATTCGCCGAGGTTGATGGCGGTGATTTCTGCATCAGTGAGTTGAATCTGATAAACCTTAATCATTTCGTCTTCCTTTTTCCAACTTATAATTAACAATACAGATCTTTTTAAAATATGTCAATCGCCGTAAGAAAAAAAAGCCGACCCGAAGGCCGGCTTATTGTTTTAGAGGTCACCCTCTTTTCGATTCTCAGAATGGAATGCGTTAAACTCTCCTCCTGGATATCGAGACTGTAGTTTGTTCACATTTTCTGCCAGTACATCATTTGGATCGAGCCCGAGTGCAGAACAAGCGTTAATCCAATACCAGGCAATATCGCCTAGTTCTCGTTTCATATGAAAGATGTTTTCATCGGTCAGTGGCTTACCTTGGAACAAGAGCTTCTTGACGATTTCATTAAACTCCCCTCCTTCGCTACTAAGACCGGCGGCTCCAGCCATTAGAAGAGGAACGTTTACTGTCTCGTGTGTGTCGAGTTGTTCGAGCCGGTCAATAAGTTTGGTCAGGTCTTTGCTTTCTTCAGATGCCAACTCAAAGGCAAAATCAGCATACTTATTCAGATCAATTACATTCATAGTCATATTCCTCGTTCAACAATTATTACGGAAAATCAATACCCGTCTGCTTTTCAATAACTTCAATATCAACAGCCTTAACTTTCTTGTTTTCCTTGATATTATCTGCTTCGAAAGCCTGTACCGTACCGTCCTTTAGATATACGATCTTATATATTGATGTAGGCACAGGTACCTTACGCTTACCAATAACTGTTTTATAATTGGCATAATACGCACCTGTTACGACATATTGAAAAGGTAATGTGCGAACTTTGATTTCTAGGTTCTTCCATGCGATGCGATTAACATTTGGAAACTGTGGTGTCATATTAGTCATATAGAATGTATCAGACATCTGAACAGCATCGCTAGAATCTGCTGCGGGCGTCATATGTCCGCGATCGTAACCAGTGTTAGTATAATCGTCTGGAGTAGGAGAGTTTTCTACCTCTGGATCTGCACGAAAGGCGTCCACACGAGGTACTTTAACATCTGGTTGGACGATCTCTGTAGAAAATACATTAGCCTTATTCTTTGCATCAAACACTGTAGCAAAGAAAGATCTACAGATAACTTGAGTATCAGGCACTACAATTTCTTTACCGTTTGGAAAAAACTGATCGCAAGGCGATGCGAGTGCAGGTGTAGAAAATAATAGAGATGCAAGTAGTAGTATTTTTTTCATATTATACCTTAATCGGTTAGAGTTAAACGGTTATTTATTTAAGTTGTGAAATTGTTTACAACGGTCTCGAGCCTTGTCTAACCAGTTGTTGACGTCTTCTTCAAAGATCTGTGGTTGGATTTCTTCTTCCATAGCAATAGCAATAACCAACTTTGGATGATACATTTGCGTCATTTCCCATAACATATAGGAATACATTGCTGCCTGGAGGAAGTAGTCTTCGATCCAATCTGTACGTTTGTTTTTGGCTGATGTTTTAAAGTCAATAATAGCAGCGTGATTACGATAGTTAGCAACTAGGTCAACAGAGCCTGCTACTTTGAGCTTATGAGAAAATAACGAGCCTTCAGATACACGTATACTGTTTACGTTTTCTGTTAAAAACTTTTCAAGTTGCTTAAACATCATCACGTTAAGAGGCATCTCTGCTTTAAAATCAATAGGCTGATTAAGAACTAGTTTTTCACACATAAGATGGACAGCCGTACCACGTCTGCCGGAGCGTTTCATGGTACGGTCTGCCTCTTCTTCTCCAACTCTTTTACGCCATGCGATTAGACCAGACTTATCTTTTGTATTGCCTAGTACTGTAGTAACAGAAGGATAACGTTCTCCTGTTGGTGTTTCATAATGGCGCATTTCCCCATCGATACGTATCAGTTCAGGTAGTTCGATGAGATTCACATTAAACATTAATAAAGTCCTAATTCATACTCCGCGATAATGAACGATTTGACAAAACCAGAACGAACAATATCATCAATACCAAATTGAACGGTAGACATAAAGCCCATACGTTCGAACACTTTCATCATATCTTTAAGACCGGATACTTCATTGTAGCGAGTCGAAGACAGGTCATCCTGCTTTGTATCACCACAAAGAATTACTTTACTATTATCTCCTGTTCTTGTCAAGACAGTTCTTAGTTCAACATAACGTTGATTCTGAACTTCATCTACTAGAATGATTGCGTTGTCGATAGTGGTTCCACGTAGATAAGATGTAGTGTGGAATTCGATAATGCCTTTTTGTTTAAGAATTTCATAAGCATCATCTCGATTGAATAATTCACAGCAAATAGCTCTATATGCTGCTTCGAAAACTTCACCCTTTTCTTTGACATTACCTGGTAAGAATCCTTGATCCTTAGAAGACTGTGTATTACGAATGATTACAAGTTTCTTTCGAGGTGTTCTTTCATTCATAATCTCATTAAGTGCAAGAAATATAGAAACGAAAGTTTTTCCAGTACCAGCACAACCATGTAGAAATAAATTTTTACCTTCATCATAAGCATCAAATGTTTTTACTTGATTGTCGGTGATTGGGTAAATTTCTTTTAAATCGAAGTGTTGTTGTTTGATAGTTGGAACAAGTTTCATTGTTCCTTTTTCAGATAGTTTCTGCTGTCTTTTGGTTAGTCTTTGTGTACGTGCAACCATGGGAACTCCTTGCGGATCGGTTAGAGTGATCACTTTCCCATAATATAAAGTCTATAGAGACAGTTTATTTTTTGCCTTGTTAACTGCCTCTCTAGTTTTGGATTCTTTAACTCCCTTAGACCCATGCACTTGTGCTAGAGGGGAGTGTGGATTAGCAGCAGCAATACGACCTAACATATCATTAAAGCCAGAGTCGTTCTTGTGTGTAACACCGGTAATGCCTGAAATTATTGCAGGCGCGCATATAACCTGCTGAACATTAGGGTTTTCTTTCAGATATTCGTCTTTAGCAGAAAAGGAGAAGAGTTCATCCCACTCTTCTCCCGTTTCTATATCTTTAAAAGTGTAAAGTGGCATTAAAACTCTTCATCTAAATATAGTAGGTCATTGACATCCAATGTCCTTAGGGCGTTACGCATTCGTTTTTCTTTACGACGATATTTTAGATCTTCTTGATAGCCACGACCGGAGTAGGACTCATCGTCATAGTCATTATTGGAAAAACGGGTATTAATTTTTTTAGCCATTATTAGAACAGTCCAGGAAATGCTTTTAGTACGAGTTCAGGTGTAATACCTTCGTAAGGCATCTTCTTATCTTTAATTGCAATAAGAAGTTTAGCATCGTTAGGAGATATAGATTGCAGTAGATCTACAAACATTGACTCTCGTTTAAGAGTTGTAAGCCCATCGTTTCCACCTTCTACAAATAGATACAAACGGCGAGTTTCTGAATAGAGCATGTTATCTACATTAGGATATTCGCACGGAGTATACGGAGCATCGCCTTCTGGCAACATCCATTTAATACGAGGATCAAAGGCACCCTGTAGAATTGTACGAATAGATTGGCAGTCGTTTGCTTGCAAACACTTTACCTTTTCTTCTTCGTTAGGTAGTTTCGAAGTGTAATCTAGAATCCATGAAATAGATTTGCGTGCCATTAATTAATATCCTAAAATTGATCAATATCGGTTAGAAGATTCTTTAGTTTATTTTCAACAAAATAGTTGAACAGTTTTTCACGACCCCTGCCCTCCTGGGTATTATAGGAGTCCATAACGGCCTGCTTTACTTCAGATGGAATAAAGCTAAGATCTACGAGTTGTTCGTTACGACGATAACCACGTAGCATACTTTCATCACAGAAAGCCTCTGGCTCTGCGTATTCAAGCCAAACATCTAGCTTCTTTGTAGAGATAGGTTTCTGCCTCCCGTTAAGGACAAAGCAATCGTCTTTAGAAAGGAAGTTAGGTACACCATCGCCTCGATCTCCACGCATAATATGTTCGCGGAGATAGCGTTCTGGATTAGTTTCTTCTAGGTATTTTTTACGAACAGGGTCGTACTGACGGACGTTCATATAGGTCTGAAGCTGCCTAAAGTCTTTGTCGCCCGAAACGATAAGGATACGTTCCGAGGTGTTACCATGTTCTTGTACGAGAGTGCCGATAATATCATCTGCTTCTGCTGTTTCAATCTGAATAACACGATAAGGAAAATACGTTTTTAATTCTTCCCTAATCTTATTTAGGATTTCAAATACTGTATTCCAATCGATCTCGGACTTTTCACGGTCCTTTTTACGATTAGCCTTATAGTATGGAAACAAAGACCTGCGCCAATAGTTTTTATCATCACAGGCAATAACCATTTCCCCATACTCATTACGGAACTTGGCATTGTAAGAGCGCAACGAATTAAGAACCATATGACGCATAAGATCTTCCTCTACAGGAATATTGGTATGGTTACCAATTTGCGTCATAAAATTAGAAATCATTACTTGGTTAAGATCAACAATAATCACTTTAAATATCCCATTATATAAATCTATTTATACTATTCGTACTCGTCATCATCATTTAAAATATTTTCTGTTTGTGCCATAGCTTCTTCTTCACTATGGAACATACTATCGGCTGCATTTTGTAATGGATGTGCTATTTGAACTGCGTTATATAACGCTGAACGCAACGCCTCTACAACCATTGCAGTAGACTTTACACAATGATCTTGATGTAGATTAAATCCTTCATCATAACATCTATTAAATACAAAAGATAGGGTCTCATCAATCACGTATTCTACATGCTCTTTACGTGTTGCCTCTGCCTTTGAATACACTTCTTCAATAGACTGAGGCGGAGTATCTTTCTTTGCCTTAGGAAACACTACTACATTATCTGTCATTTAACAATCCTCAAAATAATTGTATCACTATTTATCCGACCGTTAGGCAGAGTATCGTTAGTTTTAATCTCTTCTAGAAACTTTCTTAGTGCTACACGTCCGGCACTAAGTAACGCCTGGATAGTAACTTCAGGCTTTCGTACACTCTTAGTAGAGGACTTCTCTACATCAAAGCCTATAAGAGTAGTCCCCTTCACTTGTATACCACTAGGTCCGGAAGCATCATAACGAGTTAGTTTCCGATACTTAGTGTTATAAGTCCACACCTGACTAGCACCAATCATTTCTGCCGGGTTTACGGACACAATCTTTAGTGCTCCGTATTCCTTTTGATACTTCAGATTCTTAATAAGATCAACCGCAGACTTTGTTTTCTTTTCCCGAGGCTTACGTACCTTAGTAACCTTCTTGTTACCGCAGTAACGATCACAGTCGTGTACAAATTGTGTCCAATACTTCAGTTGTTCCTCGTTACGCTTTTTCTCTTGTCGAGTAGCAAACTCGTCTACGTATTTAAAGTCTTCGATCCACTTGGAATAATGATCGCGGATAGTAGTTGCCGCCTGTACAGTGGCTTCTTTGCCCTGCAACCATTCGTAGATGTTTAGCTGAGAATTGTTATCCACTGCTTCTTCACACTCAGTAAGCAGGTATTGATTTTTTGCTACAACACGCGCTTGGATATCTACAACTGGTTTCTTTGCGACCGTATCTTCAGAGGTATCTTTACCTCCAGCAGCGATCATAGTTGCGATACGGCTTTTCATAAACTCTAGGTTCATGTCCGACAAAGAGTTACCATTGGCAAGAATACGTGCCAACCAGCCTACAGTGGTAATAGTAGCATACTTAGGTGCGCGACGATACGCAGAGATATCCTGTTTAGAATACTCTTCTTTTTTCATATAATCGATAATCCAGTTCTTAGCCTGTTCATTATCGTGCATATAATTGTACCAGTTCAAGGCATCTGTTATATTAGAAACCTGAATAGGCTCGGATCCCATGTACTTATCGTCGATGGATTTAATTGCAGACCTAGTAATCTGCTTAGGCTTTGTTTTAATCTTAACCGAAAGAGCCATTTTCTTCCTCGTCTGCTTTACACTATATCTTACAGTACCAGGTTTTTATTAAAATGTCAAGCCCAAAATTTCTGCCTGATATATTTGGCTATCATGTGCATGATGGCTTGATGAACATCCTCTGCTGCTTCATACTCGGGACAATCGACATGTATGTTAACACCATGGAAATAGTCTTCAGCCATCTGTTTAGATTTGCCTCCAGCAAAGCCCGTAAGAGTGATGACATGCATCTTTTCTTTCATGGCGGCTTCAATAGCCCTCACAACATTAGGCGAATTACCAGAGCTGCTAATAGTGATGAGAACATCTCCAGGATTCCCGAGACGCTCAATTTGGTAAGAGTAAACTTCATCGTATGATATGTCATTGGAAATAGCCGTCATTAGAGGAATATTGGCTGCGAGAGAATGTACCCGCACTTTAAGGAAATTACCTTCATCTGGGTTTAGATTAGAGCAACCTTTGGTATAATCACAAGCCCAGTGCTGTGCAATAGAAGCAGATGCTCCATTACCAATAGTGTAGATATTTTTACGTGTTTTGATAGCTTCACATATAATATCAGCTGCTTTTTGAAATTGATGCATATCAATAGAATTTAATCCACCGATAACTTCATTACGATGCTGTACCCATATATTTTCAATCGCGGTAGACAACTTTAGCTCCTTCCTGAGCAATTTTTACATCAAGACAAATACGATCAGGGAATGTTTCTCTGAGCTTTGATTTATTATCGGTCAAAGCGATCATGTAACCGCCTCCACCTGCACCTAATAACTTAGCACCATACGCACCATTAGTCAAGCACTTTTCGTACATATCATCAATAATAGTATTAGAGATACCATCATCCATTTGCTTTTTAAGATTCCAGGCAAGGTTGAGCAATTTACCGTATTTTTTTGCTTCAGGTATATCCCTGCAATGTAGGTCAGCAAGCAATGATAACTCGCGTATTACAAACTGGCGTGAATTGAAGTTAATATTATCAAGTATCTCAGCAGCATGTCTCTGTATATTAGTAGGTATAAGCAGCATTGAATCGTAAATATAATCAGGATCCATTTTAGTAACACTGATCTGATCTTCTTTACTATACTTAATATAGTTCATTCCACCCATAGCAGATGCATATTGATCCTGCTTACCGATATGCCAACCGCACATTTCTATTTCAATAAAACATGCAGATTTAGCAATCTCGAATGGAGTATATTCTAAATAGGTGTACTGAGCGAGAGCTGCTACAAGAGCACAAGTAAAAGAAGACGAGCCTCCAAGACCTGTACCCACCGTAGGGATATCTGCAAAAGATGTAATTTCAATATTACTATTAATATCAAAGTATATAAGTGCATTACGTACGATATCATTCTTGATATCTTTAACGTCTGTTACAAGCTCTTGTTTCATATAAGAGATTTTAATATGATTATGTGGTGTATGATTGACTGTTACATAAACGTATTTGTCAATAGCAGTAGAGATAGTAGAACCACCCCATTGCTTATAATGCTCGGGGATATCAGATCCACCGCCAAAGAAAGAGACTCTCATAGGAGCCTTCGCTAGAATCATTTTGTGTTCCTCATTTTACATTTCTTATACCAATCCCATGCAGATGTAACAATCTTCTCAAGATCAGTATGCTTATATTCAAAACCTGCTTGTTCAATAAACTTATTGTTTTCTGCAATCAGAGCAGGAGGATCCCCTGGTCTACGATCCCCAAATACATATTCTAGCTCTTCACCAGTATACTTCTGAAATGCTTCAACAATCTCTTTGTTAGTAAAGCCTTCGCGGGAACCTAGATTGAATGTATGGATGCCTGTATTAGTTTCTAGGAAGTCACCTGCTTGTATATGAGCACGACAAATATCGAGTACATGTACATAATCACGTACACAGGTACCATCTCTTGTTTTATAATTACCGCCATTAATAGTAAAAGATCTTTTATCGTAAATAGCCGAGCAGATCTTAGGAAGAATATGATCTGAATCTAGATGATCTCCAGCATTACCATATGCACCTGCAACATTAAAGTAACGAAAAATAACAGTGTCAATACCTGCTTTAGAGCAAACATCATTAATCATCTGCTCACACATTAGCTTTGAATGTCCGTATGGATTACAGGGAGCCTTATCTTGTTCTTCAACGGCAAATACGCCATCTTCACCATATACAGCTGCTGTAGAAGAGAAGATAAACTTACCCTGCCAACCTAGCTTATGAAGATTACCTAATAGTTTAGCAGTTTCGCCTAAGTTATTCCAATAGTATAGTGCAGGGTTAGTAACAGATTCCTCAACTGACGCAGAGGCTGCAAAGTGAAAAATATGAGTAATTTTTTCTTTCATTACCATCTGTGCTACTTGATAGTCACTAACATTAGCACTAAGGTACGT